TCATGCCTGCCTCCTCTTCAAAATAGTCAGCACCGGTCCGCGTGAATCGGTAGCTGATACCATGTTCGCAGCTTCAATCAGATGCCCAAGCTCAGCGCCTGAGTAATGACTGGTGATGCTGCCGTTCTTGTGGCCGAGCAAGGCCTTCCTATCTTCCTCGGTAACGCCTGCCGCGCGCAGGCGACGGCCGAAGGTATGCTTCAAATCGTGAATCCTGATCGATAGGTAGCCTGGGTGTGCGGGGCGAAGGTTTTTCTCCTGCCAGAGTTTCGCCGCGCGAACCCGTGCCTTTTTCCAGGCAGAATCGTTCATCCGATGCATTGCCGTGTCATTGAATGGGAACACCCAGTCCTTGCTCACGCCGCGCTGCTTCTCGATGATCGACTTTGCCACGCTATTGAGCACCACCAAGCGTTCGTCGCCATTCTTCACGCCTGATCTCGCATGACGTCCGCCGAAGTCGGCCGGGATTAGAAATACGCTGGTGTTGAGTTCCGGCACCGCGATCTCCCACTCCCATCTCAATTTGCAGACCTCCTGCTCGCGACAGCCAGTGTTCACTTTGAATAAAGCCATCGTCTGCAGGTGAGCTGGCAATTCCCCGAAAAGAATCGACTGCTCTTCCCATGACATCGGGTAGGGCTTTCGGCTTGATTTCCTCTCTTCCAGCTTCGAGAGCATCGGCACGCTATCCAGCCATGGCCTTCGCTCACTGTCTCGCCACTTCCTGGCACACAACGACAAAACCCGAACCACGCGCTCAATCGAGATGTTCACCGTGCGATTGCTCACTCCCTTTTTCACCTTGCCGTCCGCAAGCTTCTTGGTCGCCAGCCGATCCTTGATGAATGGCTCAAGAGCCTGATCATCGATATGGGTCAACGGCATGTCGCCAATGAATGGATCAAGCTGAGAGAGGTGATGCGCTGACAACTTGAAAGACGGCTGGTCCTTGATCTCCACCAGAAATTTCATTGCAGCATCACGCCAGGTCCTAACTTGGCGAACCCCGTAGACCTTCTGCTGCCGGATCTGCTCAAGTCGGTGAATCAGGTAGCGTTCTGCTTCTTGTCGGTCAGCTGTGCCAGTAGATTCGTAAAGTCGCTCGCCGTTGATTTTCTTATCGATATGCCAGAGCCCTTTCCTTTGGGAGAGCCCGGTGATCGTTTTTCGCGCCATTGTGTATCTCCTTTCTGGCGCTCGCTGCGGGGCAATTGTTGCTCCGGCGCGCCTTTTTTATCAATCGCTTTGGCTGCCACGTAGGACGATGCCCATTCATCAAGCTCCTGCCGGTCGAAGCCGACACCGCGCTCACCGATAGGGAACTCGTTCACGAAGGGCCGGACGATTGTGTTGAAAAGGGCAAGGTTCATGCTCAGGTAAGCGGGTGCTTCTCCCGCTCGAATGAAGCGCGGCGCGAGCGGGAGCTTGGCGGCAGATTTATTTGCCATAGAGGTACTGCTCCGGGCCGCGCTGGGCGGCGGAAGGGGTTATTCCCAGTCGTGACTGAGCAAAGGGTTGATCGGCGGGTTGCACTGAAGCGTTGCCAGGTCCAGCAGCGTGAAATGACCATCCATCCAGCCTGCTGTATCGATGTGGTAAACGTTTCCCAAGATGGCCGGCTGCCGAAGCGGGGTATGACCCACGACCAGCGCCTTGATGCCTGACACGCCAGAGGCGTCAGCATCTTGAATCCGGTTGCGCGACCACATGCAGGTGTTGTGAACCAGCTTCAGGCGCTTTCGCGTCAGCGGACTCTCCAGCTCCGCGCGCAGCTCATCCCATGACGGGAAGGGGCAATCAGCGTGGACGATGCCGACCAAGCCGTCCGCGGCCTCCACCTCAATGGCGATTGGCAGCTCGTCGAACATGACTTGATAGTTTTTCTGTTCGTCAAGTGGTAGGCCCACGAACCAGGTGCCGCCGTTGTACATCCAGTTGCCGATGTCGCAGGTATCGAAACGGCAGACATAATCGTCATGGTTGCCGCGCACCGGGTGAAACCAGGGCCTGTTCAGCCACTTGATCACGTCTTCGCACTCCGGCCCACGGTCAACCAGATCGCCAACACTGAACAACCGATCTACGGCAGGGTTGAAACCGGCAGCATCTAGCGCGGCCTGCAGCCGAGTGAAGTGCCCATGTATGTCGCCAACCGCGAAATCGCGGCCAGCCGTGTTTTCGGCGAAGCGCTTAATGCGCACCACCTCTATTGTTTCGAGCATGAGCACACCTCGCCCGCCGATCACCGGCAGGCTCTGTAGGGAAGGGGGTTATGGGTACTGGCGGGAGATTCGGTCGGCGATGGCTTCCAGCTTCTCGGCCATGTAACTCATGTCGTTATTGTCTCGGCGTGAGACAACAGCAGAGCGGGCGACATTGCGGCCTTCAAGGATTCGGGCTGCGATCCGGATCAGCCCTGCCTCCAGCTTTCTGCGCAGCCAGCCTTTACGAAAAATCAAAGCTCCATATCCTCTGACTCACCGCCATCGCCGGGCGCTGATCCAGCCTTCGCGAGCGCAATTACTTTTTCTGCCTGCTCAAGCAGCTCCGGGTACTGATCGTTCCAGTTCTGCTTGTAGGCTTTGGCGAGCATCGCTTCGAGAGCCTTCAAGAGCTCTGGTGCGGTGCGCATCAGATATGCGTTCGCCCAGCTTTCGTCGCCGATCACATGCTTGATGCCGTTATGGTCCATCGCGCCGATAGTGGCGATTTCCAGCGGCTCACCGTCGCGCTCGACGCAGATGCAGTAGTCCTGACGGTCTACGAGCCATTTTTCCTTGGTGTGGCTGATCATCAGTACTCGCTCCAGTTCATGTCCTGGATGTATTCGCAGGGGATCAACAAGCTGTCGGGTGGTGTGGTGCTTTCGGTCCTTACATCGCCGAAATATGCAATTGCGGCCTTGGCGCGCTCAAGGGAAAGCTGGGCATGGCGAACCTGCCAGGACTTGCGTTGCTTGTAAGAGCGCAGAGCCAATTCCTTGGTGATGTAAGCGAATCGCCGGCCGTGTTCGCCGCCATCCTTGAGCACTCGCTTGCGATACTGTTTCAGCAGGGATTCGCGTTGCGACCCGCCGAAAAGTTTGTCGTGGAATTCGGAGATGATGTACCAGCACTGATCAGTCTCACCGATGACCACGTAGCGCTTGCAGGTAACCTCCAGGCCTTTTGGGTCAAGCTCATCGACATATCGGTAGTGGTCCGGGCCAAGCTTTTGCTTTTCTTCGGGCATGACTTCGTCCTTGCCGCACACGCGGCTGACATTGAATTGATTGAGAGGGGGTGGTTACTGCGGGGTGTTCGGTCGCACCGGGCAAAAGTGAGGCCCTGTCAAACCCTTGGAGAAGCGCTTTATGAGTTCAAGTATCGGCCTTTCGGCGGTGATACTCGGTTGTTTCGGCACCGCCTGGGCCGCTGCGCGCCAGCAGATTGTCTGGCGGGTCATGTCTGGCCGCCGTTCAGCTTGGCGACTTCATCGAGGCAGGCGTTCCAAACCTTGGTCTCGCCAGTCGCAGCTGCATGCTGGTCGGCGCTTTCAAACTCGTCACGATGCGGTAGGTCAAGGCGCTCCGGCAGCACCACCTTCGCCGTGGCGGGCTGGGCGTGGCGGTATAGTGCGATTACATTGCAGTGCGAACCACTGTTCGGCTCTACCGTTTTATTGAATATGCCAAGAAGCGGCAGGCCATGCGGTTCGCACCAGTACCCAAAAGGCTCGCCCTGCTGATCGGCTGGCTGGGCGAGTAGGGCGCGTAACTCGTTCACGGAGCCGTCTGAGCCTCTATCGTCACCGTTGATACGGGCGATGTAGTCATCCAATTGGTCAAGTAAAGCTCCAAGCTCCCCGCCGAGCGCTGGAGGCTGAGGGGCTGCGGCGAGCATTGCCTCGTAGACCAGTGACGCCTCCCAATCCGGCACGTATTGGCAAGCCATCCCTCCTGCGATCGTCATTTCATCGGTCGGCTCAACCGGCACCAGCTTGAATTCGGTTTTCATGATTTCGATTCCTTCGCGCTCTGCGCATAACGGGCCTGACGCGCTTTGGAGCAGGCCTTGTGGTTTCCGTGGGAGCGGCACTTGCCGCAGATATCGCCGCCACTCTTTGCGGCGAACCACGGGGCAGGGGTGGGCTGTAGCGTTGTGGGTTGGTGGGCTGAGGTCATGCTGCCTTCACCATCTTTTCCGAGTGCCGGTGGTTGGTAGCAAATACAGCGCGGGCAAAGCCCTCGGGAGTAGTGCTGCGAAAGTTCGCCCTGTCAGGGCCGGGCGGGGCTTTGTGAATCCTGTCGTCAGGAAGCCACTTCAGCTCCGCTGCATGCATCGGCATCAGGGCCATGGCCTTTGGCTTTGGCATGAACTTGCCCAGCCATTCCTTGCAGTGCTCGATCGACGCCAACACCCGATCATCAATGCTGCGCTCGGGCATCACGAACCCCCCCCCTGACCAAAGACAAGTGTTCTTCGTATAGTTGTCGTCGATGTTGAGCTCGGTAAAGTGGTACGGGTGAAAGGTGTGATTTGGCTTTCCGAAAATCGAACTGAAGACGCTCACTGGATTCTCAAAAAACCATGGCGCACCTGACAGCTGACCGATCACCCGGCACTGCTCAGCGATCAGCGCGGCCTTAGCCTGGAAGAACTTGTCTTTGGCAGCCTTGGCTGCAAAATGAGGCGTTCCGGACACCGCGACATCAGTACATGGCGGGAACCCGGCCACGAAGCGGACGCAGCCCGACGAAATCGCATCTCTCAGTACCAGCCATGTTTCCGGGTGATCGATGATGTGACCAACCCGAGTTATCAGCCCCTCGGTATTAACGCCGGCCGGGTGCTGTGGATCCACCAAGATGGCATGGTATCCAGCCTCAACCCACGGCTTGGCCATCACGCCGGTGAGGTCGCAAAGGAAGATGGCGATATTTTTCGAATGCATGGTTCATCCTCGCCGGGGTGGCGTGAGTCGTTTAATTGGGTAAGGACCGCCGCCCGCCTGCCGAGGCGTTCAGCGCAATAGGTGAGGGTTGGGGTTCAATCGTCGCTGCAGATGCGCAGCGCTTCGCGGTTGTAGGCGAGCTGAAGCTTGTGCTCCACAGTTGGCGATACGGTGATTTCGTGGCGCGGGATTTCAAGCATCGGCAGCGCTCCGCCCGGTCCGAGGTTGTGCAGGTGGTGAATCATCAGAGTCAGCGCCTCGCCCTGTTCCTCGATGCCAGCCCATGCCATCAGCTCACTCAGTGCCTGCTTCGTGCCGGGCCGCACTCTGAGCCGCAATTCCTCTTCCCCGGCCTTCTGCCGCTTGAGCGCCGTCCGCTCGTTCCGCTGTTTCTGGTTAAGGGCCATTTATCAGCTCCGTGTAGCCGCTGGGCGGCAAGTGAAATTGTTCGGCGCGCCTGTTGCGGCGGACCTTTGCAGACAGCCGCCTGATCAAGAGCGCACCGGATAGCTGACGCCGTAGGTATCGAGGATTCGCAGCAGGGTCTTCTGGTTGATCCCGAGTCGTTTGGCGCATGTCGTGCGCGGGATGCCCAGATCCCGGAACGCTTCAATGCGCGGAATCAGCTGTCGGTCAGCCTCCACGCTCACTGCTCCAGGCAGTGCAATAGAGTGTTCCTTGGCGATCCTGCGCAGCCGATCAGGCGACAGCCCGAACTCCCGGATGACATCCTGCTGAGTTGCTTTCTCGGCAAATCGACGGACGATATCCGGCGCAATCAATGCCTCGGCCGCTCGCTTTTCTGCCAGAGCTGATGAAGGTTTGGCGACGGCAAAGACAATTCCGTGATCCGCCGCGATATGCCCCAGTCGCTTGGCGCTGATACCCAGATCGGCCGACGCCTGCTTCAAGCCGAGCCCTACATAGGCCCTCAACCTTTCTGCGGTTCGAAGCTCAAGTTCCAGCGCTTCCCGAGCCTTGCGTTCGTGATCGGCCGTGCTGGCCTTGTATCCGTAGGCGATTGTCTCGGCATTGAAGGTGAGGGACACGCCGCGGGTGATGCTCAGTTCGTGAATCACACCACCGCTGCGCATGTACGCCTCGGTCGCTTCAGCTAGGCGGGCGGATGCGGCGCTGTTGTGCCGCACCATGCTCAGTTCCAGTGAAATCATGGGTTACCCCTCAGAATGGTATATCGGTATCAAAGCTATCGAAGTCGGCGGCAGGCTGCGGCGCCGCCTGCTGCTGCCGTGGCTGTTGCCGCGCCGCGCTGTCCTGATTGCCTGGCCGTGATTGCTGCGCTGGGCGCTGGCCCTGCTGCTGGCCTTCCTGGGGCCTTCCGCCCAAGAGCTGCATCGTGCCCTGCATATCCACTACAATCTCAGTGGTGTAGCGCTTGATGCCGTCCTTCTCCCATTCGCGGGTTTGCAGTTTGCCTTCGATGTAGACCTGCGAGCCCTTGCGCAGGTACTCCCCGGCGATTTCCGCCACTTTCCCGAAAAGCGAAACCCTATGCCATTCGGTTTTTTCGACCTTTTGGCCGGTCTGCTTGTCGGTCCACTGTTCGCTGGTGGCCAGACTCAGGTTGGTTACCGCGTTGCCGTTGGGCAGGTAGCGAACTTCTGGGTCTTGGCCGCATGTGCCGACCAATATGACTTTGTTTACTCCGCGAGCCATGAGCCCTCCTATGCGGCGATGCCGAGAACACGATTCATGCGCTCGTCGAGGATTTCGTAAAAGGTTTGGACGCGCTCACTGATCTTCCGAATCAGCGCCTCGTCCCGGTACAGGCGCTTGACGAACAGTGGCATGCCCGGCCAGTAGCTGATGAAGTCGATCCACTCGCGCTCGGACACCCACAGGCCGCCCTGGCACTGGGCGACGTGTTCTTTCGGGACCTCGCCGGACAGGATCACGCCCACCTGAAACTTTGGAAGCTTCGTCTTGATCTCGATCAGCCCAGAATCGCCGATCAACGCGTCCGGCGAATACCCGATGCCGTGGTTGAGGATGATGCCGACCTCGCGACTGGTGACTTCCTCGCGAGCCTCATACAGGCTTCGAGCTGTCTGCTCCTGCTCATGGCCGCGAATTGTCGCCTTGGTCTGGAAAGGCAGCTCTGCCGCCTCCTCGGTTATGCGCTCACCAATCAGCTGGTCCATGTAGGTGAATGCCGCCACCCCGAAACCGGCCTGACCCTTGCCGTTGACCAGCAAGCATTCCAACTCCGACGCGGTGATGATGCCCAGGCGCAATGCCAGCCATTCCGTCGTGCCTTGCTCGATATCAGTGATTATTTTCATCAGCGCCCCCTTGTGCTGCGGAGTTTTGTGCAGCTGACTTGGTCAGCATGCCCAGCACGTTGTCGAATACCGCTTTCTCGACAGAGGCCGGAGCACCGTGGATTTTTTTGAACGCTTCCTTGGCCTTTTCGCTGCACTTTTCCAGCAGAGTTGCCAGCTGGGCAGCCTGAACGGATGTGACTCGCGGAGTGAGCTGGGCGGCCGGGCCATTGCCGTCATCATCCTCTCCGGTGGTGGTGATGTTCAGTAGAAGCCCGGCGGTGTAGCGCTTGCCGTAACTGACGCTCGATGCAACAGCTTGAACGCCGTTCTTGCTGCCAGTCGCATCTACAGGCAGAACGATGGACGTGCTCTCTCGGTGTCCGGCGCGATGACTCAGCACGCCTTCGACTTCGATGCCTCGCTCGTTACGCGGCGTGCGGAAGGTGATGGCGAAACCATGCTTGGCCATCACCGGCTTGATCATTTCGTTAACGTCCTCCCAAAGCGCGTAGGTGCTTTGAATTCGGCCGTTTTTGTCTTTGATCCCGCCGCGCTCGCCGATCATCGGCATTTCTTCCTGCATCTGCGACAGCGCTTCGTCGTACAGCTGTTTTGCTGTCTGAGCCTGCATGCGCTCATGCATTTCCATCAGTCGCTCAAGCTTGTTGATGTCGCAGGCTGGGTCGGAGGCTGCGCGACTGATCACCGCCATGATGCTTGTGTCCGAACTGATCGGCGTCACTGCTTGGCGACGCTGCTCGGGCATGATGATTTCGGTAGACATGAGGTCCGCCTCAGTAAGTGACTTTGATGTTCGGGATCATGCCGCTGGCGATTAACTTCACAGCGAGGCGAGCACATTCTTCGGTCATGTTGTTATCCATGAACGCTTCCTTTGCGGCCTTGTAGATCGCACCTTTGTGCGCCTTGTCGTCTTCGCGCGCTTTCTGCTGGCGCATCTCTTCGGCTTTGGCGTCTTCTTGCCGCTGCACCTCGGCCAGGCGCGCACGCTCTACAGCTTCGGCCTGACGCTGCTCGGCGGCGACGCGCTCGCTCTCGGCACGCTGAAGGTCTGCAATCCGATCCTGTTCGGCCTGAAGCTTCTGGCGCTCAGCCTGCTCTGCCTGCAGCTTTATCTGTAAGCGCTGGCGCTCGGCTTCTGCCTCAGCATCGCGGAGCTTCTGATCGGCGGCGCGCTTTTGGGTTTCGGCCTGATCTTTCAATTCCTGCTCACGGCGTGCAGCGGCTTCGCGTTCGGCCTGTGCTTTCTGTTCGGCTTCACGCTGCGCACGCTCAACGGCTTGGCGGGCGATCTCGGCGTCACGCTCTTTCTGCTCGCGCTCGGCCTTCTCCGCGTTGAACTTGGCAATCTCTGCCAGCTCTGCTTCGTGCTTGGTGCGGTCAGACAAAAGGGCGCGTAGGACTGCCAGCGACCGGTCTTTGGCTTGCGCCGCTTCTGCCAAAAACTCTTCCCAGCTTTCGTCGATCACTACCAGCTCCAGATCGGCAATGATCTGGGCGACGTGCGCGGCGGTCGGCGTCTCGGCGAACACCGCCAGGTCCTTGATGCGCTGGATGCCGTCGTTGTGGGAGTCAATCCGCCTGTCGTTCGCCTCTTCCCAGTCGGTCAGGGGCTTGCGAGTAGCGTCACGCAGCGCATCCATTTTGGTGACGAACTCTCGCAGCTCGGTCTCGACGACCTTGGGCATTTCCTTCAGGCGCTTCAGGTAATCTCGGCCCGGCTTCTCGACGGCGGTTTTCGACTTGCTGACCTTGGCTGCCAGCGAGGCGATGCGGTCACGACCTTTGCGGGTGGTCAGGTCCGGTACTTCGGCAGTGACCTCTGCGGTAACAGCCTTGAGGAACTGGTTCAGGCCGCCAGTGACATAGATAACCGGGGCGTTGTCGGCGCTGATGTCGTCAATAGTGACGACTTTCTGAGTAGCGGACATAGTTGCTCCTTGCGCCATGACGTTGCCGGGGCGCTACGATTGAATAGGGAAGGGGTTACTGCTGTGCGAAAGGGTCGAAACCAAGACATTCGACGCAGACGGCTGGTCCATCGCCGGTTTGTGACGGGCATAGCAGCTCGTAGTCGACCTTCTTGCCACACTCCATACAGGTGTTCTCGTCGACGTACTGATCAGCCAGTCGGTCTGCGCGACTCATGGAAATTTGTATCGGGTCAGGAATTCGCATTGCGTTGATCCTTACAGTAGCGATGGACCCACAGGCCCCGTGGCTCACGGTATGACTTTATCGGCCAGCCAATAAATCCCAACCGTTCGGCGCGCTTAATCACATCAGCAGGATCAGTTCCAGCGACCTCGGCCAGCTGCTCGTCGATCAACGACGGAACAATCGGTGTGCTCATGCCGCTCTCCTTGGCGCACACAGAACAGCTTTCCGCTGACGGGCGCAGTAATGGTTGAATTCTTCGAGGGTGATGGCGTTGTCGAGCCAGAAAGCAGTGATCCGGCGCAGCGCTTCAATACCGAGAGGATCGGGGCTGTCGTAATCACCGATGACATCAATGAACTTGTCGATGAGGACGTGCGCGCTGATGGTCACAGTTCGGCGTCCTCGAAGTCAGCAATGACACCGTCTGCAGCAAGGGGCCGCAAAAGGCCCTCTGCAATCTCAAAAAGCTTGCCGCGCGGATGCCTGGTGCCGATCAGGTAGCCCGCCAGAGAGCCGCTGGCCCTGCCGAAGAAGTTGCCCAGCACCAACTGTGCAAACAGGTCTTCCCGGTCCTCACCGTCGATCTGGCGTTGGTTCAGATGGTCTTGCAGGGCGGTCAGGTACTCTGCGTGAGTCACCGACCGCTCGGGGTGTCCGCGTCGCTTGAACTTGATGTCAGCACCCTGAATCAGCAGGTCTGAACTGTTCTCGATCCAGAGTCGCTGGGGATTGGTAAGCGGGATATTCGGCGTGCCTGTAGGAGGCAACACCTTTGCTGCTGCGTTCATGATTGCCTCCAGGGCAGGGTTATTCGTGTTGCCCGGTCCACGGGTTGAACCGATAGGCGCCATCCTCAGAGATTGCGGGTCGAATCCCGTTTTCGTCAGCACCAGCGGTGGATTCTGTTTCGCAGCAGTCCATGCATTGGTCGCCGCGCTCGTCATTGAGGTGAATGTGACGCTTGCAGCTCAGGCAGTGCCCGAACTCTGGAGGATCTGGTGGCTGAAAGTTCATGTTCGCCTCCGAGGCGGATGGTGTTGGTGAACCCCTTCGACTGAACACTCAAGAACGGATAGAGGCCATACAGGCACCAGAGAGGGTTCAGTCGGAGAGGTTCGGGGCGTAGAAAAGCCCGAACGTGTCGGGCTTTGTGGGTGCATCTGAGGCGGTGCCGCAGTTGGAAGGCCCCGGCGCGCTGTCGTACTACATGGCTATATCTCCGAGTTACGTTTAAGCTGCGAGAGAGTCTCGTCAGCCGGTGCAGAAGGCCGGACGCTACCCCGGCCATACGGTCGATACACGGTGCGATTGAGACGAGGCCAATCATCGGCTGACGCTGCCCAAAGGGACTCTCACCCTTACCGCCCGGACATTTAGCCGGGACACCCGTGCCACGTTAGCGTGTCTGGCTTCCCACGCCGCTTCTGCATTTGTTGCGGTGATGCAGGGGGCCGCTTTCGCGGTATGTACTCATCCGCATCGGGGTGTGATCTGTCGTCCGGTCTGGGCTGCCCGGCTTACTGGCTTTCGCCTCCCACATTCCGCCGCTCCGGTTCCCATCACGGGGGCCGTCCATTGCAGGGCAAACAAATCACACTCCGATGCAGCCTGGCGCTATGACAGGGATCGGGCAGTTTTCGTCAGGCTGACGCTGGCGCTGGTTGTTCACCGCTCGCCTGCATATACAAGTTGACCAGTGCGGTCAGCAGTTCATCGTGATCAAGGTTTTCAACAGGCAATCCCACATCCTGAAAGGTGGCGATCGCTCGACCCAATGCATCGCTGATGACTTCTTGATCTTCTGGCTCAAGGTCCACGAATTCGGTTTCCATTGTGTTTCTCCGGTTGATTTCCCGTCTGGCCCTGTCGCCAAGGCCAGCCAGTGAAATCTGGTGTTGCACCGCGACCCGCTACTGGCGTCGGTCGCGGCTTGCTGCGTAAGCGGTAGTTGTCTCTCCCTTCTGCCGCTGGGATTCGCGGTGCGCATTGCTTGCCGGGTCATTCACTCGGTTCTGGCGTTTCACCATCGTCAGCCGTACAGGGTTCTCCCTGTCGTGGGCAGCCTTTCGGGGCTGTCTGATCGCCGGTCGCCGGTAGAGGCAATGCGGTCTGTTGTTTGTTGCGCAGACTGTTAAAGAGCGGTTCGATCCGCTGGGCCTGTTGAGGGGCTGTTTCGCGTCTCGATGGGTGAGCTATCACGTATTGTGTTTATTCAGTCAACACGTTTTGTGATTTATTTTCACGCACCCACAAAAAAGCCCGCTCAGTGGCGGGCTGTGTCAGGTCGGGAGGGGGTGTCCAGGAACGAAAAAGCCCGGCGCTGGGCCGGGCTTGGGTCAGGATACTCTGTCGAGTATTTTGTCTCGGATGGTCTGAATATCTGCAACATTTGGCACAATGTCATTCGCCGCGGTCATCAGGCGGGAGGCGTCCTGCTTTGGCAGTTCGTTAAAGTCGCTGCACACCACCATTGAATCAAACTTCAGCCCTTGATGTTTCAAGTGCAGAAGGGTGATGGTGGTAAGGCGAGCCTTATCCTTACCGTTAACCCCGAAGATGAATAAGGGGCGGCGAGCGTCCGTCTTTATTCGGTAATCAATCGAATAGTCTTCTCCTGAAGGTATTTCGGGAGCATACGATTCCTCGATGCGATCCGCTGGAAGGGTCGCATAAAGCACCTCGCGGAGGTCGTGATAGAAAGTCGACTCGACCCGGGTTCTAGACCACAGAGATATATCCTCTACGCGGCTTAGGCCCTGTCCCAGCTGAAATATTCCGCGCACAAGGCGATCGGCAGGGACTTCCAGAAATATCTCTCCGTCATCCTCCTGAAGTCCGTTCTCAGAAAGTATCGTTTCAAAAAGTCTTGCCCTTGGGCCGGTCAGCAGCTTGGCCAGGTCATTTTCATAGCTAAGCCGCATCATGGTGTTGGCGGCGTCGGATATCCTCCAGCCGCCAGAAACCCTGCTGAGATATGTCGTGAACGAGTCACCATCCCTTGCCACCATAGGCAGCGAAACAGTCAGTAAATTACCGCGCACAGAGACAGCCACATCCTCACAGAATGCGGCACATAGGGTCTCTTTAATTGCAGCAACCTCATTCACAGTCCAAGGCTCATTTGTGGTTCATAGGGGGGGGCAGGATCGTCGTTCGGTAGGTCGAGGCCGGTAATATTGCAGTCCTCTAGCATACATAGCATAGCCCCAGATAGGTGATCGTAGCGATCCGTGGTCTCAGCATATTTTTCTGCCTTCTCTCCCATCTCCATGTATCGCTGAGTAGCTCGGTGAATGTGGCACCGATTCACGATAAGCTCACCATCCTCCAGCGGGTTCAAGTGAACATGGTTGCTTCCGTTGTAGCGAACCAGCGTCACCTTTTCGCCGCGCTTTGGGTGGTAGATCAGTCCGCAGGAATAAGCATCAGGGTCTATCTGGTTCTGTCGGGTGTACATCTCAAATGACTTTTCGCCGTCAGCAGACTCAATTTGATACGTGATGCGCTCGGATTTCTTTTGGACCTTGGCTTTCGCATTCGGGTTCATCACCACCTTCGGCATCGAAAGCAATTCACATATCAACTCTTCACTGAAAATCACGAAGTCATTCCTTTAGATGCCGAAAACTGATGCCGACTAACTCCCGCTACCGCACAATATTCCGGCCGTCACCCTGCCGGTGCGGGCTTTGTCATTCCTACAAATCCCCGCCGCGCCAGATGATACGGCTACTCAGATCGTTCCCGTACAATCCTTCCTGCCCTTACCTCATCTACATACCCAGCCAGCTTGTCCTCGTCGGCTTGGAACAGAATGATCATCTTCAGGATGGCCTGAGCATCAGGCTCGTTACCCGCTAGGCTCAATCGCTCGACGATCCGCAGCAACTCCACGGCCGACCACTTCAAGTCAGAGGCGAGGCCCTGTAGGTCGCGTGCGAGTTGTTGATTCGGCTTCGTCAATCCCATGACTGGTACTCCTACAAATTCCCGCCGCGCCATATGGCTCGGCTTTCATGCAAATTTCGTTAGCGACCTGACCACCACACCAATGATCTTGCAGTCATCCGAGCACTGCACAGTGGGGTATGCCGGGTTCAGCGGCTTCAGGTATCTGACCCCGCCGTCTTCTACCAGCTTCTTGAACGTCGCCTCATTGCTGCCGGCCAGCTTCGCAATAACAAGCTTGCCTGGGCGCACATCTGCGCGAGTATCAACAAGGATGAGCGAGCCCTCTGGAACTGATGGGGCCGTAGGTGCCGTCATTGAGTCTCCCTTGACCGCCAGCCAGAACGCCGGGCCTTTGGCCTTGTAGTCCGTGAGCTCGTATTCCTCAGAGCCACCAGGCTCGATCGCCTCGGACCAATCTCCAGCAGCAACCCAGCTCAGGACCGGGTAACGGTACATCCGCTCTTGCTGGGCGATCATCGCTACGTTGGATGGTTCTGGTATTTGAGCTTTAGATGCCTCGAAATCTTCTCCGATAAGTAAAACCCCGTAAGGAACTCCCAGCGCCTTAGCCATCAACTCGATGTCGCCGAGCGTCGGCTCGCGCGTGCCTGATTCGTAGTTACCCACGCGTGATTGAGAGCTCCAGCCGCACAGCTTGGCCAGCGCGGCTTGCGATTTTCCTGCCGCATTGCGCAAGCGCTGCAGCCTTTGTCCGAGAGATTCATTCATAGCGTGGAATTCTAATCACGATATGAAATGCCCGTTCTCACTTATTGTGTTTGCCTTTAACACGATACGTGTTTATCCTTCGGTCAATTATGGAGGAAACCCGATGAACCACGTCCGAATGATCCGAGAGAAAGCTGGCGTGACCCAGGCAGCGCTGCGTCGGGCGCTCGGCTGGAATCAATCACGTCTCGCGAACTACGAGTCAGGTCTTCGCAGCCCAGGCCTTAGCGAAGCGCGACTTATTGTCCTTGCGCTTAATCAGCTGGGCGCGGCTTGCGCTCTGGATGACGCATTCCCCCCGGAAACAGAAACGTTAACCGCCGCTTAAACCCATTCATCAGCCACTGGAGAAAAACATGTACGCCGATCAATCCCACAAACGCGACACACCACGGAAGGTGCGTTTCAACAAAACCCTTGACCGAATCCTGCATCGCGCTGCCGAGCGGGCCGAGATGCAGCACGCCACCTATCTCTACGAAATGATTGAGTGGGCTGTTGAAAACGGGGCAATCGAAGCGCTGAGCAAGGAAGACAAGAAGTCTAGCGCCGCATAGAGGCCCTTTGGAGGTGACTGGTGACTGAAATTGATTACGAGCACCTGAGTGATGGTGCGAAACGGCAGGTTTCGGCCTTTGCATTGAGCAAGGGCCTGAGCATTGCCGAGGCACTCGAGGCAATTGCCATTGAGTTCTTGGCCATGGGAGGCCCGTCTCAGATGGGGCGACCGAAAGCGAAAGTGTACCAATTAGCCCCTAAAGAGGGCCTCAAACGTGACTAACAGCAACCCCAAATCGCAGGCACAAAAAAGCCGGGGCGCAATCCCGGCTCTTTCAACTGCATTCAACACAACGTTCTGGAGCGAATAATGCCCATTTCCCAACACGTCGTCAACTCTGACCGTCCGCGCCACGAAATTGCACCTTCGCAAAACGTGGCGCGCACGATGTCCAGCATCGATCTGCGCGAAATCATAAATGGTGAGCGTGAAGCCGCAGGCGAATCAAAAGTACGCAATGATCAGTTCATCGCCAGGGTCGAGGATGAGATCGGCGAAGAGCTGGGGAGGTGCAAAAAAATTGCACACCCCCAAACCCGCGTGCCGATGGATTCCTACGACCTTACCATTGACCAATGCATGCTCGTAGGGATGCGAGAGTCCAAGGCGGTGCGCCGATCTGTCCTGCAAAAACTGAAGGACATTGAAGGCCCGCGCGTCATTGCCACGCTACCCGACTTCTCCAACCCCGCAGCAGCTGCGCGCGCCTGGGCGGAACAGTTCGAACTCCAGCAGGCAGCCAATCAGGCCCTCGCCATCGCTGCGCCTAAGGTCGAGTTCGTCGACAAGTACGTCGAGTCCACCGGCCTAAAGGGCTTCCGCCAAACCGCAAAGCTGCTGGGTGCTAATGAGGCCCGGTTCCGAGAGTTCCTGCTTGATCGCCGGATCATGTACCGCATGGGCGGCGAATGGCAGGCCTACCAGAGCCACGTCGACGCTGGCCGCTTCCAGGTTAAGACCGGAACCAGTGACGCGGGCCATGCATTCAATCAAGCCAAATTCACCGCCAAGGGAGTCACCTGGATTGCCGGCCTGTGGGCTCAGTACCAGCTGGAGCTGCGGCAATGAGCATGGAACTGATGGTCAAGGCCATGAAGACCAGAGTGGGCAACCCATTGCGCAAGCTCGTCCTGATCAAGCTGGCCGACAACGCTAACGATATGGGCGAATGCTGGCCTTCATACCAACACATCGCTGATCAGTGCGAGATCGGTCGTTCCACTGTGAAGGTTCACATCCGGGAGCTGGAAAGGTGCGGACTGCTGCGCCGTGAGTTCCGTCGCAGGGGTGAATTGAATCAGTCGAATCTCTTCCATCTTTCTTTGAATAGTGGGGCAGGAGCTGCCCTACCTGGGGCAGGAGATAACCCAGGGGGTGGGGCAGGAGCTGCCCCCAGAACCAGTCACTCTTTTGAACCAGTCATTGAACCAGTAAAAGAGCCGGTCGCTGACGCTCCCTCTCGCAAAAAAGCGAAGGCTGTGAAGTTCGACCCGATGACTGCCAAGCCAGCCAATGTCAGCTCCGCTGCATGGGCGGACTGGTGTCAGCACCGCAAGGAGATCCGCAAGACCCTGACCGCCACTACGTGCGCACGCCAAGCCAAGACCCTTGCAGGCCACCACGACGCTGACGCAGTGATCAACCAGTCCATCAGCAACGGCTGGACCGGCCTGTTCCCTGAGAAGGTCCTGCCGGGCACCAAGGCGTCTGCCCAGCGTCAGACCGGCCCTGACTTCTACGACAAGTCGTGGCGCACCGATACGAGTGACGACCTATGAAGGACGTCACTCAGATGATCCCCGGTGCTGCACGGGCGCTGGGCACCGCCGCCCCTTATCAGGCCCCGGCGCAGGCCGGCACGCAGCTGGGCGTTGTGGATGACGCCACTGGCGAAGTCGTTGAGCGCCTGTTCCGCCAACTGCAGGCCATATTCCCGGCGCACAAACAGGCATGGCCGGACGATAAGGCCAAGGCTGCCGCAATGCGCAACTGGACGATGGGCTTCATGGCCGCTGGCATCCGCACGCTTGAGCAGATCCGTTTCGGAATCGAGCAGTGCCGCAAGAGCGGCTCACCATTCGCTCCAAGCGTCGGCCAGTTCATAGGCTGGTGTACGCCTGGGCCAGAGGCGTTTGGCCTGCCAGCGAGCGCTGACGCATGGATGGAGGCATTGATGGGCTTGTACAGCCACGAAGGCGTGAAGATCGCGGCCATTGCCACTGGCCTGTTCGACCTGCGTTCAGCCAAGCAGGAAGACAAGGGCCTGCGCCAGCGCTTCGACCACAACTACACGATCGTGATCCGCCGCGCCCAGTCCGGGCAGCCGCTGGACGGAAAGATCCTGACCGGCATTGGCCATGACAGCCAGAAGACCGAGCTGGAACTCGCCGAAGAGCAGGCCGAGCAGGCGGTACAGGCACGAATCATTCAACAAGGAATCCCGGTAGACGCAGCCTCAGCGCGCGCTCTGCTGTTGGCGAGAATTGGCAGGAGGGCGGGGCAATGAAAACGGAAAGACTAATGCTTTGGGTATTCGGTATCGGCTTCTGGGCGATGTTCATCCTGCTGCAGTTCACGTTCGAGCAGCGAGACAAGGCCCGCCAGTTCCACGCTCAATTCAACGACATGCAGCTGGTCTGCCGGATGGTGAAGCCATGAACCGCGCCAAACCAGCACAACTGCGCCAGGCGCTCGAACTGGCCAACACCTACACCAAGGCCGGCATCCGATTCGTATGCATGCCAGTGGTAGACGAGGCAGACGGCATGAACCTGAACAGTCAGGCCCAGCAGCGCCTTGAGCGCATAGCATTGATCGCGGAATCAGCGGAGAGACTGGCATGAGCATCCTTCCTAACGGAGTAGTGCTGCATATCCACGCGCCGAAGGGCATTTATATCGCCCAGGTGCGCCGCCTGTTCGAGCGCCGCTGGACTCAGGTCGGCGGAGATTTCAAGGACAAGCATCGCGCTCAGGGTGCTGCCGCTCAAAACATGGTCGGCGATTTCAAGCGCGCCCGTGTCCTGTTCTGCGCCGAGTGGTACGACCCTATTGTGGTAATGGAGGCTTCGGTATGACCGTCGATATCGAAAAGCTGGAAGCGCTGGCTAAAGCCGCAAAATCAGGTGGTGCAGAGTGGTCGGATCTGAATATCGACACCGAGCGCATGTACACGGCTGAGGGCATGCTGGTTGAACTGTACGAGTTCGCCACGCCTGCCGTGCTGCTGGAACTGTGCAGCGACAACGAAGCATTGCGCGGCCTGTACCAGATGCACAAGCAGACTGAAGCGCGCGAGATGCGCGACCTAAAAGCCGAGAACGCAGGCCTCAAGACCGGCTACGAAGCTTACGAGCGGGTGAATGCTGAGTTGAGGGCTGAGTGCGATCAGCTCAAGCGTAACCGCGACATGTGGAAGGGCCAAGTAGAGCGACAAAGCGAAATGCTGAGGCTCGCCCATGAAGCTGACAAGCAGCTCAAGGCCGAGTGCGAGGCGCTGCGCAAGGATGCTTCCCTTCACACAAATCTCCAGCGGGCTGCAGGTGAGCTGCCGGACTCATGGAGCATCGACGTATCCGTAGAGCGCCATGCTGGTTGGGTATCGCTTTTGGACGGCGATGGTTGTGAGCACGAGTTAAGTGGAGAGGGGCATCTCGGCGAGCAAGTATCAGAAGCTCTAGAAGTGGCTTTGGAAATGAGCAAGGAGGCCACCCAATGATCCTCACCTGGGAGCAACTCCTAACCCTGCTCAACACCGCCAAGGTTCTGCATAACGGCCGTGAAGCGTATTCGTTCTTGGGGGTGGTTCATGACTGAAATGATCATGCGTAGCCTCGACGACACCAGCCGGCTGCTCGGAATCCTCCACGGCACCGACTTCACCAAGCCGAAAAAGATCGTGATCAAGGATCAGGACCGAAGCGGGGAGCAGAACAAGAAACTCCACGCCTCGCTGACCGATATCGCCAATCAGGTCGAGCACGCAGGACGAAAGTGGGACGTGCTCATCTGGAAACGCCTGCTGACCGCTGCGTGGCTTCGTGAGGCTGGCGATCAGCCGCAACTGATACCAGCGGTAGACGGCCACGGCTTTGACGTCGTGTACGAGCGCACAAGCAAGCTAACCGTTGCGCAGTGCGCAAGCCTGCTGGAATGGATCGCCGCGTTTGGCGCTGAGCACGATGTTCGGTGGAGCCAGAAAGATTTGTGGGAGGGCAGATATTGAAACGTTCAGCCCCAAGCCCCGCAAAAGCTCCACGGGCGAAGAAATGCCGCGTACCTGAGTGCGGGGCCTCATTCGTCCCGCAGAAGCTCGGGCAGGCCGTATGCAGCCCTGCCTGCGCAATCAAAGACGCGCCGAGGAATCAGGCCAAGGCCCGCAAGGCGCTGGTCCAGGCTGAACGCTCCGAGATCAAGGTTCGCAAGGAGAAGCTGAAGTCCCGCAGCGAACACATGAAGGATACCCAGCAAGCTTTCAACGAGTGGGTCCGTCATCGTGACATGGGCGAGCCATGCGTGAGCTGCGGACGGCATCACAACGGTCAGTGGCACGCTGGGCACTACCGGTCCGTCGGTGGGCACCCGGCCCTGAGATTCGAACCGCTCAACGTGTGGAGGCAGTGCGCTCCGTGCAACACGCACAAGTCCGGCGATCTGGTGAATTACCGGGCCGAGCTTGTACGTCGCATCGGCATTGCGAATGTGGAATGGCTCGAAGGACCGCATGAGCCCCAGAAGTACACCATCGAAGAACTGAAAGCCCTGACAGCCAAGTACCGGGCACTGACCAGAGAATTGAAGAAAGGAGAAGCGGCATGATGTATCGGAACGTTGTAGCAGCAGTGGTCCGGGCTCTGGCCGCGGAGACCATCAATTCGGCGGGCGGGTGCGATTTTGAACCCAAGGTCCAATGCGCCAAGCAGAAGGGCGAGATCGTCGGCAAGGAGGCTGCATTGCTGGCTGACTGCATCGTGCACAAGCTGTTGCACGCACAGCTCAGCCCGCGTCAGTGGAACGCACTGGTGGCCAAGTACAGCACCCACAAGGGGCGCAAGATCGATTCGATCGGTCGGCTGGTTGCTGTGGTGAAGAGTTCAGCACCCCAGCGGTTCACCCAGCAAGCGGTTCTGGTCTGGGCAGTGCCACAGCAGTCGAAGGGTATCCAGCGCCAGGTGCGCGAGGTTGCCGCACCAGAGTCGCGTACCGACGAGGAGGGCACCGGTAAGTGGGATTGGCGAAACAAGGCAGCACAGGACTCAACAGAGCGCGCCAACCGACACGCCAGGTCAATCGCCGAAACGCGATCGGGTGAAATGATCGTGCTGGCTGCGTCCAACTACGACATGACCAGTTGGGACAGCCAGGGCCTGACCGAGCGGACTTATCAGCGCTGGAACAAGGCAATCAGGGATGGACTGGAAGGCATTGTAAACGAGGCGCTGACAGAGGCTCAGCACCTGCTTGAGGTGGCTGGAGTGCTGGAAAACGAGGCGGCCTGAAATAGTCCCTCAAAAGTGCTTGCAATGTCATGTCGCCATGTCGCATTATTCACCCATCCTGTCATTCCTGCGCACATAGGGGATTGACCACAAAAAGCCCGGCTTAACCGTCGGGCTTTTTTTGTGCCTGAAATTTGCGTGGTGGAGCAGCGGTCAGCTCGTCGGGCTCATATCCCGAAGGTCGGTGGTTCGAATCCACCCCTCGCAACCAGTTACCCAAACCCCTCGGAACCTCTGATCGCCAAGTTCAGCGAGGGCCTCATTCGTACCTCGTTCCTCATTGGCCGCCCTGACGGCCCTTTTTATTCCGGAGTAAAGATGGACCCAACCGACCTCGGCCCAGGCACAGCTACCTAGCTGGGCGGTACGGGCACAATCCTGCTGGGTGGCTTCCTGTGGTTGAGGAAATTCCTCTCCAGGGACGCGACCGACCGCGCTATGGACAACGCCGATATCGGCACCGTCCGACGGCTCAACGAACTGCTCGACTCTGAGCGCCTGGCTCGCAAAGAGGCCGAGGCCCGATCTGATCAGTTCGCTAAAGAGCGCAACGAACTCGCTGCTGCTGTCGGTCGGATGGAGGGGAAGATCGAAGCCCTGACCAGCCAGATCACTCAACTCACTGACAAGGTCACATCGCAGAGCGCAGAGATTGCCCGCCTGCGCACCAAGTTGGGAGGGCTCAACTGATGGAAAGATGCGCAATTGATTTCATTGCACGCCGTTGGTGGCGTCGAGTCGAGGTGTGGGTTATTGCCTCGCTGCTGGTTACTGGCTCGTTCGCGCTGGGCTTCGGTGCTTCTCAGTGGTCGCTGGCAAGCTGGTATAGCGCCCAGGTCGCCGAAGTACGCCGTGGTTATGACGAGGCCACCGTGCAGCGCGACATGCGCCTGAACAAGCTGGCCAAGACCGCGACCGATGCAGCTGTAAAGGTTGAGGGCGCAGCCGGAAAGGCCACCGAAGCGGCAGAGGCAGCCAGCAAGGCCGCCGACAAGGTCAACGAGGCGGTAGAGCGGCAGACGCCGTAACGCGCCACATATTCAGGCACTGCCATTTTGTGGCGCGGGGTCAGCAATGGAAGTCGAAACTCATCCCGTACAGACGAGCTGCAAGGGAAAGGCCCGCGCTCCTAAGTCGGTGACCATGCGTGCATATGAGGTCTATTGCCACATGTATGGCGGCCAGGAGGCAATGGTCACTGGTGGGTGTCGCGGCGGTTTTGGCTCGGGCGAGCTGATTGCTTTCCTTTATGCGCACTCGTTCCCGAAGCCTGAATGGTCAGCGCGAGTTCAAGAGGCCTTCCGGGGCATGGAGAACATGTGACCAAAAAGAACTGGATGGTTACCACGCCCGGCTACAAACCCTTCCCGATGATCCTTCTTGAGTGCGCCCTCGATCACGATGGTGCACTTACCTTTGCCCGGTCCATCTGGCCGCGCTGCACAGTGGAGTAGAGCAATGATTCGTCCGACGCCGCCAGCCGAACTGCTGATGGAGTCGGAAGAGTCATATGTGTTCATGCGCCTGGTGCCCGCCAAGGACGTCTGGGGATGGATTCAAAGCGAGATCCTTGCCGATACCGGCAGCATCCACAACGAAGACCATGCCCATTTGATCGATGCTGACATCTGCATCATGTGGGCCTCATCTGCCTTCACGAAGCAAGGGCGCACAGTGCTGGGCCAAGCCGAACAGGTAGCGTTCCGTGCCGGTGGTTGGCAGAAGGCACGGATGGAACAGCAGATGCGTGACTGGTTCGGTTATGTGCCGAGTTACATCATCACCTTGGCCGCCGATTACTGCTCACAGTGCAGCGATGCAGACTTCTGCGCACTGGTTGAACATGAGCTCTACCACATCGCCCAGGCAGCCGATCAGTACGGCGCGCCCAAGTTCACGCAAGACGGATTACCAAAGCTTGAGATGCGCGGCCATGACGTCGAAGAGTTCGTCGGTGTGGTCCGTCGCTATGGGGCAAGCCCAGACGTTCAGAGACTGGTCGACGCTGCAAACAAACCTGCCGAAGTCGGCAAACTCAATATTTCAAGGGCTTGCGGAACCTGTCTTCTCAAGCTGGCCTGAGGATAGACAGCAATAGACGGAACCCTACCCTATGGCAGCCCTGAGCAGCGAGGTGAAGGCCTTCATCGTTCAGGCTCTTGCCTGCTTCGATACACCCTCACAGGTGGCAGAGGCCGTCAAGCGAGAATTCAACATCGAGGTGAGCCGTCAGCAGGTGGAGTCACACGACCCCACCAAGCGATGCAGTAAAACCCTGGCCAAGCGTTGGGTGGACATGTTCCACGACGCGCGAGAGAGGTTCCGCCACCAGACGATTGACATCCCCATTGCTAACCGGGCCTACAGGCTTCGGGCTATGGGGAGGATCATCGAGAAGGCCGAGAGCATGAAGAACCTGTCTCTCGCACTACAGGTGCTTGAGCAGGCGGCAAAGGAAACTGGCGACGCATACGTGAATCGTCGCGTAGAGCCTGATAAGTCGCTGGACGACGAGATCAAGCGCCTCAACATTCAAAAGCTTCAGCGCGAACTGGAAGACCCGGACAAGGGGCTCCCCGAGCCGAAACAAGTGATCATCGGGGTGGAAGATGCAACCGATCCTGATGCTGAATAAGCCTCAATTCGAGTTCATCAAAAGCCACAACAAGTTCATGGCCTTCGTCGGGGGCTACCGCAGCGGCAAGACCTTCGTTGGCTGTGTGCGGATGTGCATCAACGCGCTGGAGTTCCCCGGCATACCTCAGGGCTATTTCGCTCCGACCTACCCGCAGATCACTGACATCTTCTACGACACCCTGCCAGGGGTCGCTGAGGCGTTCGGTCTGTTCGCCGATATCGTTGCCAGCAACAAGCGCGTGTACCTGCGAGACAAGAAGGGTAGGTGCCTTTCGACGATTATCTGCAAGAGCATGGAGCACCCGCACCGCATCGTCGGCTTCAACATCGCGCACGCACTGGTCGACGAAATCGACTGTATGCCGATCAAAAAGGCAGACAGCGCCTGGAAGAAGATCATTGCGCGGATGTCCACGGTTTGGCCTGGCCGCGACATGAACACCATCGACGTGACCACAACGCCCGAGGGCTTCAACTGGGTCTATCGCAAGTTCGTCAAGGAGCTGGCATCCGATCCTACGCAACGCCAGTTTTACGGCATCGTGCACGCTTCCACGCGGCAGAACGCCAAGAACCTGCCAAAGGACTACATACCGTCACTGCGCAAGTCCTACCCGGCCAACCTGGTGGATGCATACATCGACGGCCTGTTCGTCAACCTGACGTCCGGCAGCGTGTATCCGAACTTCGACCGACGCCTATGCCACACGGACGAGACGATCCGCCCGGGCGAGCAGCTGCACATCGGCATGGACTTCAACATCAACCGGATGGCAGCAACGATTCACGTTATCCGCGACGGCCTGCCTCGACTGCTGGAGGAGGCGACATCACTGTTCGATACGCCGGCCATGATCATCGAGCTGAAGCGCCGATTCCCTGGCCACAGCATCACTGTCTATCCGGACGCCAGCGGCAAGAACCGCAAGTCGGTCAACGGCAGCGAATCAGATCACAGCCTGCTTCGGGCTGCGGGCTTCATGGTGATGGTCAACCCATCCAACCCCGAAGTGCGTGACCGGGTGCTGGCCGTGAACGCCATGCTCCTGAATGGCGAGGGTCAGCGCCGATACCGGATCAACACCGACAACTGCCCGATCACCACCCAGGTGCTCGAGCAGCAGGCCTATGACGACAAAGGCCAGCCCAACAAAGACGGCACTGAAGACCCAATCGACTCATTGGGATACTTCATTGTCCAGCGCTTCCCGATTGCGGGCGGCTACACACTCGCAAACGTGAGCGACTCATGAGCGCAATAAGCTACCTAAAGGACAGCCTGCAGAACCTCGTCGCTGGACTGGGTACTGCGCGCGACAAGGCTTCACACTCGCACTACATCGCCACTGAACTTGACGACCAGCAGCTGCTGAACGCCTTCCGCAGCTCATGGACAGCCCAGAAGGGCGTCACAATCCCTGCTGTGGACGCGTGTCGCAACTGGCGAGCCTGGCAGGCCTCCAAGAGTGAAATCGAGCTAATAGAGGCCGAAGAGGCCCGCCTGAACGTACAAGGCAAGATTCTTGAGGCCCTATTGAAGGCCCGTCTGTTCGGTGGTGCTGCTGTGTTCATCGGTACTGGTGAGCGGGACACGTCGTCTGCGCTGAACCCTGATCGCTTGGGTAAGGGTGGCATCAAGTACCTGACTGTGATGACTCGCCGTCAGCTTGCTGCCACTGAGATCGAACAGGACCCTCAGAGCGATCGATTCGGATGGCCCAAGGCTTACCGGCTGCCAGGCTCAACTGTAGAGATTCACCCATCTCGCTTGGTGATCTTCATCGGCGTGCGTCACCCCGATCCTGAGCTGGCCATGGGCACGGCTTTCGGCTGGGGCGACTCTGTGCTGCTGTCGGCCATGCCCGCGGTCAAGCACTACGACGAGACCGTAGCCAACGTCGTGAGCCTGGTCTACGAGGCCAAGATCGACGTCATCAACATCCCCAACCTGATGACCAGCCTGCAGGACAAGAATTACGAGAAGAACCTACTGGAGCGCCTGAGGCTGGCAGCGACCGCCAAGGGCATCAACGGAACACTGATCCTCGACGGCACCGAAACTCACTCGTCCAAATCTGCCAGCTTCGGCACCCTACCAGACGTGATCGCCAAGACCGAGCAGGGTGTCTGTGGCGCGTTCGATATCCCCGGTACGCGCATGTTCGGCCAGTCCTCGACCGGTCTGGGTGCCAACGGCGAAGAGAACACCCGCAACTACTACGACAATGTCGCATCGCGCCAGAAGCTGGAGATCAAGCCAGCAATGAGCGTGCTGGACGAGTGCCTGATTCGTTCCGCGCTGGGCAGCAGGCCAAAGGAAGTCCATTACGCCTGGTCGCCACTGTGGCAGGCCACGGCCAAGGACAAAGCCGACATCGGCAAGACAACGGCTGACACCATCAAGTCGCTGAAGGATTCCGGCCTGTTCCCGCCTGATGCCCTTTCCAAGGCCTCGGTGAACCTGTTGGTCGAGCTGAGCATCATGCCCGGTCTCGAAGCAGCCATTGATGAGTTCGGCGCAGGGCTGGATGAAGAGGACGAGGACATCGATCCTCTGGCTGATCCAGATCAGAAAGACCCGCCCATCTGAGGTATCCATGAAAATTACTGATTCAGTCGTACTCAGCGATACCTCGCTGAGTGAGTCCGGCTATCTGGAGGCATTTGCCCGGACAGCAAGAACAGGTATCCAGCAATACCTTGGCTCCGAGCTTGGCCGTCCCGATCTCGCCGTGGTGAATGTCTACCGCGACCAAGCTGACGTTTTCTCTAAGCGATCGCTGCAGACCTTCTCAAAGATACCTGTCACGAACGATCACCCGGGGCAGCCGGTTACCGCCGAGAACTGGAAAGACGTCGCCGTTGGCACCACGGGCGACGATGTTCTGCGTGACGGTGAGTACCTGAAGATCGGCATCAAGATCACTGATGCAAACGCAGTCAAGGCTGTGAACGACGGCAAGCGCGAGCTGAGCGTTGGTTACAGCTGCTCACTGGTATGGGAAGACGGTATCGCACCAGACGGTACGGCCTATCAGGCCAAGCAGACCGAAATCACGGCTGACCATGTTGCGATCGTGCAGCGCGGCCGGGCCGGAACGAAAGCGCGCATCGGCGACGCTTGGGGCGCAGCCCCGATCACTGACCACAAACCCACGAAGGAAAATCACATGACCCTGAAGACGGTTACCGTCGACGGCATCCCGGTTGAAGTAACCGACCAGGGCGCCATTGTCATTGCCACCCTGCAACAGCGCTTGGTCGATTCCGGCAAGCAGCTGACCGACAGCGCCGCCGCGCACCTTGCCGCTATTGCCTCGAAAGACACCGAACTGGCGAAGAAAGATGCCGAGATCGACGATCTGAAGGGCAAGCAGCTCAATGATTCGGACATCGACAAGCGCGTCACCGCGCGCGCTGATCTGATCAGCAAAGCCAAATCCATCGCCGACGCCGACTACACCGGTAAGACCGATGCCGACATTCGCAAGGCCGTCGTCGTCGCGAAATTGGGCGATGCTGCTGTAGTTGGCAAGGCAGACGCATATATCGACGCGCGCTTCGAGATCCTCGTCGAGGATGCCGCCAAAGATCCTGTGCGCAAGCATTTCCAGGCTCAGGACGGCAAGCCAAAGAACCCGAACGATAACGGCCAGCAGGCCTACGAGCAGCGTCTCAATGATGCTTGGAAAGGGGTGACCAACTGATGGCTATTCAATCCAGCTACAGCGCAAACATTCGCGCCGGACTGCCGGGCATGATTGTCGACATGATCCCCAAAACGCTGATCTCCCGCACCGTTCAGGCGGCCGCTGGCTTGGCGTTCGGTGTCCCGGTCATCCAAGGCACTGCCGACAAGGCTGGCCGCGCTTCGGCAGCAGGCGATACCGCGGCAAAGTTCGTCGGCATCAGCGTTCGTGACCGCTCAGTGAAAGCTGAGGGGAATGCCTACAGCCAATACGAATCGGCTCGCGTCATGACCAAGGGCGCGATCTGGGTCACTGCTTCTGTGCAGGTCGCAGCCGGTGATTCGGTCTACTTCGTTCCGGCGACAGGGCTGTGGACCAACGTCGCTACGGACAACGTGCTGGTAGCTGGTGCTCGTTTTGACACCAGTACCGCAGGCACCAATCAAATCGCTCAAGTCCGCCTGGGCTAAGGAGAACACATGCGCCACCTTCAACTTCTCGACGCTCAAGCGGCGTTGGGTTTCGTCACCTCGCAGACCTCGTACATCGAGCGTCAGGTGAACGAGGTTGTCTACCCAGACATCCAGTATCCCGGCCTCATCCCGGTAGACACGTCCGCTCCTGAATGGATCAAGAGCGTCACCTACTACTCTTCGGACAAGATTGGCAAGGCTGACTGGATCAACGGCAACTCCGACGACATCCCCCTTGCAAGCACTGAGCGCTCGAGGTTTGAGACCTCCGTGCATATGGCAGGTATCGGTTACGGCTACGGTCTGGAAGAGATCAGTCAGGCCCAGATTATGGGTATTGCACTGACCGCTGACGATGCGAACGCCGCTCGTCGTGCCTACGAAGAAATGGTCGACCGTGTAGCGCTGGCGGGCGACGCATCGAAAGGCTTCTCGGGACTTTTTAGCTTCCCGGGCGTTACTGCGGGCAGCGCAGTTACTGGCAACTGGTCGACTGCTTCTGCCGACCAGATCCTGGCCGACGTGAACACCTCGCTGACCGTGCAAGCGGCAGGAACGATGTTCACCGCATTCTCCGACACTCTTTTGCTGCCTTACAGCAAGTTCCTGCTGCTGGCAACGCGCAAGGTGAACGACCAAGGTCTGGAATCGATCCTGACCTATCTGCAAAAGAACAACGTTTACACAGCAACCACCGGTCGCCCTCTGCTGCTGAAAGGCCTGAACGGACTGGATGCCGCAGGCGCTGGCAACACCGCTCGCATGATCAGCTATCGCCGCGATCCAAGCGTGCTGAAAATGCACATTCCGATGCCGCATCGATTCCTGCCGGTGTATCAGGCTGGTCCGATTCGCTGGGAAGTTCCTGGCATCTTCCGTTTGGGTGGCGTTGACATCCGTCGCCCGGCCGAAGTCCGCTACACCGACGGCATCTAAGGGGGTCGCATGGCTCTGGTAAAAAACACGCACAGAAAGACCCCGATTGGCCTTCCTGACGGCTCTGTTGTTCCTCCGCGCGGCGAACTGGATGTCCCACATTGGGCTGACTACCGTGATCGCCAGAATCTGGCGTTCTACGTCGATACTGGTGTGCTCGTAGTTGAAGGCGACGACGAGCAGCCGCAACCGAGCAAGGAAGAGCTTCTGGCGCGCCTCAAAGCACTGGGTATCGAAGCCGGCAAGAACTCTGGCATCGAGACCCTGCAGAAGCGTCTGGCAGAAGCCGAGGACGCTGCTGAAAAGCAGAAGGTCATCGACGAGCTGACCGAACTGCAAGTCGAGTTCGACAAGGAAGCGAACCTGGAAGCCCTGCAGGCCGCACTGGCTGCAGCCAAAGCGTAACCCCCGCAAAACCCGGAGCGCACGTCGCTCCACCTATTTGAGAAATCCCGATGCCAGACAGTACTGCAATTGCCGAGCAGTGGAGAGCCGTGCCCGATTACGAGGGAATCTATGAGGTTTCCAGTCTTGGTCGCGTTCGCTCATTGCCTAGAGTGGTGGAATTTGGATCGTCCACTCGGCAATGCGGTGGCATCGTGTTGCGGCAGGGTACCAAGCCCGCCGGATACAAGTTCGTCATGCTTTATCGGGCCGCGGAACAAAAGTGCTCGAACGTCCATAGGCTGGTGGCTGGCGCATTTGTTAAAGGCTACTTCGATGGAGCTCAGGTCAATCACATTGATGGCGACAAGAGCAACAACGCAGCTGGCAATCTTGAGTGGTGTACTGGAAGCGAGAACTGCCTGCACAGCTACAGTACTGGCCTTCGTCCGCGTGGAGCCATAAAGCATCTGGCTCGATCTGGAGAGCGCAATAGCCAGTCAAAGCTGAGCGATCTACAAACCGAAGAGCTTCGCGCGATGCTGTCATCAGGCGTTTCGGGAGTAGAAGTGGCCAGAAGTTTCGGTATCAGCGCATCACTGGTCAGCGACATAAAAAATGGGCGGCGACGAGCCGTAAAGGTGGCATAAATGCCTGAATTCTACGGCTCAATATCAGAAGCAGACCAATACCATGAGGTCCGCGCGAACACCGCCTGGACTGGCGAAGACATGGCGAAGCAGGCCGCGCTGATCCGGGCATCGGTCTACATCGACGGCCGCTACCGGAAGCTTCTTGCGTCTGGCGTGTGGCAGTCATTGTTCCCCGGCGTGAAGACCGAGGGCAGAGGGCAAGCCAGGGAATGGCCGCGCACAGGCGCCTATGATTATGAAGGCAACCCAATACCAGCTGACCAGGTGCCCGTCGAGGTTGAGCAGGCTACTTACGAAGCCGCGCTGCGTGAGCTTGTCGATCCCGGCAGCCTCAGCCCTGACTTCGTCTCCGCCTCAATGGTCAAGCGCGAGAAGGTCGGGCCGCTTGAAACTGAGTTCGCCGTGTCGGTGGGCGCAGACGCCGCCAGCTCTGTCCGACCGGTGATCAGCGTCATCGACGAGATGATTGCACCGGTTCTGGCGGCTCGTTACACGCTGCCAGCGGTGTTTACGGTATGACGCCCGAGCAGATCATCCAAGCCATTGAAGGATTGGAGCCATCGATGCAGCAGGCCTATCTGGCACAGGTTGAGTCTGTTGTTGGCACCGTTACGGTAGCGGAAGTTGAGCGACTCATCACCGAAGAGGACGAGGATGGTCTTGTGGCGCTGCTGAGCTTGGGTGCGCTTTCCGTATTCCTGGAGCTGGCACGCTCAGCATTCCTCGCTGGTGCCAAGTTTGAAATCAAGGCGATCGTTATCCCACGTAATATCGGACGATTCGAGTTCGATGCGCGCGAGCCGGTCGCAGAGCGCTGGGTATCGGCGAAGGCCGAAGAGATCCGGGCCAAGTCAGAGATCGATGTGCGCGCAGCCATCCGAGAAGTGGTTGCCAGTCGCCGCAGGGTTTACCCGGTTGGCGGGACCCCTTCGCAGGTGGGTGTAGGTGTCGAGGTAACTGCCACTCCGATGGTACGCACTACTCGGCAGGCTGCTCTCGACCTTATTGGACGAAAAAGCGCACAAACCGGCGCGCGATCTGGCGGCGTTGTCGGCCTTCCTGGAAATTATGCGCAGTTCGTCATCAATGCTCGCGAGCAGTTGCTTGGCGGCAACCCTGATGAGATGCGCAAGTATCTGCAGCGCATCCGGCGTGACCGTCGCTTCGACGGCATCGTGAACCGCGCGATCAAGGCCGGAAAGCCGGTAGCCAAGGAAGACGTCGACAAGATCGCAGGGCGATACGCTGAGCGACTCATGAAGACCTATGCGGAGATGCTCGCCAAGGCCGAGGCGCTGGAGTCATTCGGGGCTGGCCGTGACCAGGTCTACGAGCAAATGATTGCCAAAGGCCTGGACCGGAATCTGGTCGAGAAAGAGTGGCGTGATCGTCGTGACAACAAGGTGCGACACGCACACGTTGTTCTTGGCGGCCAGGTGGTTCAGAAGGATCAGCCATTCCAAAGCCCTACCGGTGCATTGCTTCGATATCCGGGCGACTCATCGATGGGCGCTGGCTGGAGTGACCGAGCTGGGTGCCGGTGTTCAGCCATCTACCGAATAAGGCGCAAGTGATGCCAGATATCTACGATCGCGCAAAAGCCCTGGCCACTCGGATGCTTTCGCCGCGCAGCAAGGGCGGGAAGGGGCTTGAACTGGTTCTGCGCCGAGAAACTGTTGGCGATTACGACCCAGATGCACCTTCAGTTCCGACCGAATTGGTTGTGAATGGCTCTGGCTTTCGCGAAGAGTACGAAAGCAAGTATATCGACGGGACGCTGATCATCAGAGGCGACGTGAAGCTGCTTGTTTCTCCTGTGCAGCTCGACGGATCGGATATGCCCCTACCGCTGAGCAATGACCGAATCGGGTTCGACGGCACCACCTATACCGTTATTGCTGTCGGCCCATGGAATTACGCCGGCCTGGCGGTTGGCTACGAACTGCAGGTGCGCAAGTAATGGCCAATCACATGACCAGCCGCTACGGGGGCCAGGAGGGCAGCTTCGCTGAGACCCTTGCCGCGTTCTCCGAGAGCACCAAGGCAGTGATCGACGAGGTGTTTCGTTCAGTCGTAATCGAGATCGGCACGTCCGTTGTGGTCCTTTCACCGGTGGATACAGGGCGATTCAAGGGCAACTGGCAGCTCACCATTGACCAGCCTTCATCGCAAAGCCTGGATAAGTACGACAAGGCGGGCCACGAAACCATCGCTGAATTGGTCGCCCAAGCAAACCAGCTGGAGGCGGGGCAGGTAGCGTACATCGTGAACAACCTCGTCTACGGCATCCCGCTGGAGTACGGCCACTCGGATCAGGCTCCTGCGGGAATGGTGCAGATCACCCTGGCACGCTTCCAGCAGATCGTCGAAGAAGCCATCAGGAATACTCAGGCATGAGCCACAACATAATTTCGGCGGCCTTCGAGTCGCGCCTGCTGGCCTAGGCAAAGGCTCGCGCCAAACCGCTGAAAGTGGTCGTCGAAAACGAAACCTACAGCCCGGCGACAGGAGAGACGTACCTGCGGGCCTTCACGCTTCCAGCGGTGACCGGCAGCAATACGCTCAGCGGCGACCACCGGGTCTACGTCGGCGTGTTTCAGGTCAATATCATCACCGCGTCCGGTAAATACCGGACCGAAGCCAGCGGCATCGTGGACGAACTGGCGGCGCTGTTCGCCCTTAACCTGCGCATACCTCGGGCAGGGCTGGTTGCTCTGGTCATGACGCCCGTTGCACCAGGCCCCGGCATCCAAGACGAAAACGCATTCACCATACCGGCTTCCTTCCAGTACCGGTCCGACACCAACTGATTCGCCCGCTGGGCAAACTCAGAACCCGCCAGTGAGCGGGTTTTGTCATTTCTGCAAAGAGGAAAATTAAATGGGCTTCAGACTCCCCAACGGCGCAACCCTCCAGATCGCTTCCGCCTACGGCGCGGCCATCCCGGTGACGGCGCTGAGCAATGCAAACCCCGCGGTGGCGACTGCCGCTGCGCACGGCCTGAGTGACGGCGACATCATTGCCGTAACCTCCGGCTGGACTCGACTAAATGATCGCGCCGCACGCGTGGCGAACAGCCTGACTGGCACGTTCGCACTGGAGCGCATCAATACCCTGAATATCCAGCCTTACCCGGTAGGTTCGGGCGCTGGCTCGGTGCGCGAGGTGACAGCATTCACCGAAATCTCGCAGATCACCGATGTGGCCACAAGCGGCGGCGACCAGCAGTTTCTGACCTTCGGCTTCTTGGCCGACGATGACGATCGACAGCTGCCGACCACCAAGAACCCGATCAGCATGGCGGTGACGGTCGCAGACGACCCTGATCTGCCGTACGTGGCTGTGGTTGAGGCTGCCGACGAGGACAAGGTCGCGCGCGTATTGCGCCTGAACCTGCCAAACGGCGACAGCATCCTCTACAACGCGTACGTGACCATCACGTCCACCCCCGCCCTGTCCCGCAACAACCTGATGACCCGCGTCATCACGCTGTCTCTGGCAGGCCGCCCAACCCGTTACTCGGCAGTGGTGGCGTAACTCATGGCCAAGATCAAGATCGCTCACAACCCGACTTTCAAAGCGCCGGTGATGATCCCTCGCATCGGTGAGTCGCCGGTGAAGGTCGACTTCGAATTCAAGTACATGGACCGCAAGGCCCTGGCCGAGATGTTCGAGTCGTGGAACAAGGGCCGCAAGGACTTGAACGCCAAAACCAACGAAGACGGCATGACCTGGCAAGAAGTGACGGCGGCCGAGATCCTGCTGCAGGTTCAGCAGATCAAAGACGTGGTGACGGGCTGGGGCTTCGACGACAAGTTCAGCGACGAGTCAATCACTGCACTGGTCACCACCTGCGTCGGAGCGCCTCAGGCAGTCATCGAGGCATACCAGGGCGCGTACGATCCGGCCCGCCTGGGAAACTGAGGGCGGCGGCTCGGGCGCTGTACGAGCCTGGGCCGTCCGATCAGCAGCTTGCGGCCTTCGGGATGACCAAGGCCGACATCCCCGATGAGGAGGTCGAGGTATGGCCGGATGCATGGCGTGCCTTCCGACTGTTCGAGTCTCTGTCTACTCAGTGGCGCACAGGTCCGGGCGGCGCGTCCGGGCTTGATTACGCCGCCATCCCAGCAACCGCCCAGATGACCGGCATGAAACGCAGCGAACTGCCTGGCATCTTTTCCGACCTCCGCACGCTGGAAGTCGAAGCACTGCTCGTGATGAGCGAATCGAAATAACGGAGCGCTCATGACGAACATTGCTGAACTCGGCATCAAGGTTGATTCCAGCGATGCCGCACAAGCGACCACGGAACTGGACAAGCTCGCCGCAGCGGGCGGGCGGGCCGAGAAGGCAGCAGACGCGGTATCGGCAGGATTTGAAAAGGCGTCCGGCTCCGCGTCGGGACTGAATTCGGCCGAGAGCAAGCTCAACGAGACAACGGATCAGGCTATCGCACGCCTTACGGCAATGGCAAAGGCCTCTCTGGACTCCAGCGAGTACTACCAGCGACTGACCACCAGCGTCACCGCCAATACTGCTGCTGTGGACGGTTCCGCGTCTTCGGCAGAAAGCCTTGCAGCGCTTCGGCGTCGTCTTCAGGCTGAATCTGATGCGCTGGTAGGCTCCACTGACCAGCTGACCACATCCACCAAGCAGGCTGCCGCCGCTACTGGCGTCCAGGCTGAAGGATTGTCGGCGCTTCTCGGCAGGATCAACCCGGCCGTTGCCGCGCTCGACAAGTTGGACCAGCAGCAGGCCGAGCTTCAGAAGTACAAAAATTCGGGACTGATCGATGCCGAGACGTTCCGCGAATATTCCACGCGCATTGATGCCTCCCGGCAGAAGCTGGGCGAATTCAGTGACACTGTAAAAAGCACCGGCGTATCGACTGCCCAGACCCAGGCGGCGCTGCGCCAATTGCCCGCGCAGTTTTCGGACATCTTCACCAGCCTTGCCGGCGGGCAGAACCCACTGCTGGTTTTGATCCAGCAGGGCGGACAGATCAAGGACTCGTTCGGCGGTATCGGTCCGACGCTTGATGTTTTTGGCAACAAAGTAAAGTCGATTCTTGGGATTGGCGGCGGGATTGGGTCTCTTGGTGATGCCCTGCAAGCAGTTGGGAGCGGAGGCAAAGCCGCCGCAGAGGGGGCAGAAGCCGCAGGTGCTGGCATAGGTAGTCTCGCAGAGGGTGCTAATACGGCTGCTGATGCAGGCAAGAACGCAAAAGAAGCTGCTGATGCCTTGAGATCAGCGGCGCCCGCCACGGCTGCTGGTTTTGGCCTTATCCTTGGCGGCGTCGTTGCAACTACCGCGGCCCTAGTAGCTCTAGGTATCGCCTACAAGCAGGGAAGCTCAGAGACGACCGCCTACAATACTTCTCTTGCCATGACGGGTAACACCGCAGGGACAACGGCCGCCCAACTGAGCGTAATGGCGAAAGCCGTATCCGGATCAAACGGTACGATTCACGAAGCCTCTGCGAGCTTGGCGCAGCTCTCGGCATCGACGCGCATCCCGGTCACGTCCTTCGAGATGATTGCGAAAGCTGCGGCAAATTTCGAGGATGCTACCAACAAAGCCACGTCAGAAACTGTCTCAAACTTCGAGAAAATAGCCAAGGACCCTGTAAAGGCAACGCTCGCGCTTAATGACTCTCTCAACTTTCTTACTGCCAGCACATATGAGCAGATCACGTCGCTGGAGCGTCAGGGTAAAACCCAGGAAGCAGCTACTGTTGCGAGCACGGCTTACGCTGAATCACTGAACTCAGTATCCGCCAAGGTGAAAGCCAATCTCGGGACTATCGAATCCGCATGGAAGGACGTTGCGGACGGAGCAAAAGGTGCCTGGGATGCGATGCTCAACGTCGGCAGAGAGAAATCTTTCGCCGATAAAATGTCAGACCTTGAGCTCCGAATTGCTGATTTCAAAGCTCAGGGCGAATCAATTGGCGGATCGTTCGGCGCATCTTTGTCGAGCAATGCGATCGCCAAGTTGGAGGCAGAGAAGACGCAGCTGCTCATTGAAAAAGGAGAGCAAGACCGTCGAGCGGCCGCAAGAGGAGCGGCGCAAGAGTCCCAGCAGAAGGCTTTGTCTGCCGCAGAGCACATCGGCAAGGTGCGAGCGGAATTCCAGAGCAACGAACAAAAGCGAGAGAAGGAGATCGCTGATTACCGGAGGAATGTAGATGAGCTGAGGAAAAACAATTCCCAAAGCGCATTGCTTGATGAAAAGAAGATTGCTCAAGACATTCAGAACATCAAGGACAAATACAAGGATCCTAAAGCTGCATCGCCTGGAGCAGTTGACCTCACAGCATTTAACGCCGCACAAAACCAACTGAAGTCGATTACCGGTTATTACGACGGCGTCCAGAAGGAGCTGGAGGCATCGCAGAAAGCTGGGCTGGTATCTGCAGAGTCCTATGCCAGTCAGCGCGCGGCGATCATTGAGCAGCAGAAGGGGGATGTGACATCCGCCTATGAGGCAGAGATAGCGGCACTTGAGGCTGCGCGCGCAAAGGCTTCTACCAGCGCCGAGCAGCGCATCCAGCTTGATCAGAAGATCGCTGACGCTCGCACCTCTATGGTGGAGGCGCAGAAAAAGGCTGACAGCGAGCTTTCTGTTTTAGCCACCAGTGAGGCCGGTAGGCTCAAGAAGCAGGAGCTGGCTGTATCGACATACACCAGTGCACTTGAGCAGCAGGTCAAAACGCTGCGCCAGCAAGGGCAGCGCTCTGCGGCCACTCTCGGCATGGGTGATCGCCAGCGCGGACTGACGGACCAGCAGAACTCCGTAGATGACAGGATCAACCAGCAGAAGGTCGAGCTTGCCAACCAATACGGTGATGGCTCTCGGGGTATGAGCCTTGACGAGTACAACCTGAAACTGGCAGCGCTCAATAAGAACCAGCAGGATCTGCGCGACACGGTTCAGGCCAATTACGACGACATGACCACCGCCCAAAACGGCTGGAGTTCGGGAGCATCGTCTGCGTTTCAGGACTATCTAGAACAGGCCAGAGATGTCGCTGGACAAACAAAAACGCTATTCACGAATGCCTTTGACAGCATGGATGACTCTTTGGCGAATTTTGTAATATCGGGGAAATTTTCGTTTTCTGATTTCACAAAGTCCGTTTTGTCCGACATGGCTCGAATCGCAACGCGCCAGGCAAGTTCCGCTCTGCTCGGAAGCCTTTTCGGGGCAGCTACAAGCTACTTTGGCGGTGGAGCATCAGCAGCTACCTCCTTTGGTTCTACCGCGGGCTCTACAGCCGCTGGCTACAGCGATGCAGCTCTAAGCGGATGGTCTGGAATTGGACAGGCCAAAGGCGGGGCGTGGTCTGGCGGTGTGCAGATGTTCGCCAATGGTGGCGCATTCACCAACAGCATCGTCAGCAAGCCCACTGCATTTGGTATCGCTGGGGGTGGTTACGGTGTCATGGGTGAGGCAGGGGATGAGGCTATCATGCCTCTAACCAGAACCGCAGGCGGTCAGCTTGGCGTTCGCGCGCTGGGCGGCGGTGGCGGCTCCAGCAACACCTACAACTTCCCTGTCTCCGTCTCGGTGCAGACATCCGGTGAATCTGCTGGTGAATCTCAGCAGGTATCAACGGAGCTTGGCAAAGGCATACAGCGTGCAGCGAAAGTTGAGGCTGAAACGGCTATTGCCCGCGCGGTGCAGCCGGGCGGGTCAATCTGGCGGCTCACAAATGGCAGGCAGTAATGGCGATTGAAACCTTCACTTGGCCTACCCAGCACGGAGACGCGCCTGATATCAGTTATCGGGTGCGCACCTCCCAGTTTGGGGACGGCTATAAGCAGCAGGTCGGTGATGGCTTGAACAACAAGCTTGACTCCTACCCGGTCACGTTCAGCGGCAACCAGGAAAGGGTTTTGGCGATCATGGCATTCCTCGATAGGCATGCGGGTGCCAAGGCGTTTCTGTGGGCTACTCCCCTTGGCCAAGTAGGCCTGTTCACCTGCAAAAACCCAGTTCCAACCCCAATGGGCGGACGAATATTCAAACTGACGGCCACGTTCGAGCGGGCTTTTCATTCATAAGGATTGATCATGCCCCTGATTGCTGACATCCAGGCTCTTGAGCCTGGCAGTGAATTGCTGCTATTCGAGCTGGACGGATCGGACTATGGGGCGGAAGTGCTGCGCTTTCACGGGCACGCTATCCCACATAGCCCTGCCGAGCTGATCGCGGATGGCTTGAACGCTGACCAGATCCCTGCCAAGTCAATCTGGTGGCAGGGCAATGAATACAGCGCTTGGCCTATCCAGCTTGATGGCATAGAAGCCAATGGCGATGGCACGGCGGTGCGCCCGGTGTTCTCGGCCGGGAACGTCACGGGTCGCATCACTGCGCTGTGCCTGGCCTTCGAGGATCTTCTGGAATTCAAGCTGACCATGCGACACACGTTGGGCCAGTACCTGGATGCCCAGAATTTCCCCGGCGGCAATCCTGATGCGGATCCGTCGCAGGAGACGATTGAAGTCTGGTATCTGGACCAGAAAACCAATGAGGACGGCGAAACGGTCAGCTGGGAGTTGGCCAGCCCGGGAGACGTGGGCGGCGAATCGATTGGCCGGCAGATGACCACGCTTTGTCACTGGTGCCTCACCGGCGGATATCGCGGGCCAAACTGCGGCTACACCGGGCCATACGTCGACAAGGACGGGCAGCCCACCGATAACCCTGAACTTGATGTCTGCGATGCCACGTTGACGCGCGGCTGCACGCCGCGCTTCGGGGCTGGCAACGAAGTACCCTTTGGCGGTTTCCCCGCCGTATCCCTGATCGCGCGGAGCTGACCATGCTGAAATACATCCTGGCGGCCGTGCAGGCGCATGCGGCGGCTGAGTACCCGCGCGAGTGCTGCGGGCTGCTTCTGAGCGTTGGGCGAAAGCAGCAGTACTTTCCATGCTCCAACACTGCGACCGATCCGAACGAAGAGTTTCGCATCAGCCCCGAGGATTACGCCGCAGCAGAAGATGCGGGCACCGTGATCGGAGTTGTCCACTCGCACCCTGATGCGACCAGTCGACCTTCACCGCGAGACTTGGCGATGTGCGAAGCTACGGAGCTGCCCTGGCATATCTTGAGCTGGCCTGAGGGTGATTTGCGCACCATTGTGCCTACTGGCAACACGCCGCTTCTGAAGCGAGCGTTCGTGCACGGCGCTTGGGACTGTTGGCAGGTCTGCGCCGATTGGTACGCGCGCGAGTTCGGCCTGGAGTTCGAAGCATTCAAGCGCAAGGATGGCTGGTGGGAGAGTGCTGACGCGGAGAGCCTTTACGAAACCAATTACGAGGCGGCTGGCTTTTTCAGGGTTGATCAGCCGCAGCGCGGCGACATGATCGTGATGGAGGTCGGCCGGACGAAGCATCCGAACCACGCTGGCATCTATCTCGGCGCTGACGCTTCGCTGACAGGTGAAGAAAGCGGGGTATTCGGGACGGGTCCTTTCCTGTTGCATCACCTGTACGGAAGGCAGTCGGAGATCATCGTGTTCGGTGGCCCTTGGCTTGATCGAACGCGGCTGATCCTCAGGCACCTAAGACCAGCTGGTGTTTGAATGCCTTGGGCATGGGCCTCAATATATGCTGATCAAGTCCAGGCCAAAATACCTATGCAGAACCAAAAAAATTGATATTCTCGCGTTACACATGGAGAGTAATTTATGCGCGTTTTATTGATGTTCTTTGTTCTGGTTCTTTCTCTTTCAGGGTGCGCTTCAAAACCCACGCCTGAGCAGATCCAAAGCGCCGACTATGGCGCTTCGGTTTATCAAGCTGACGCAGAGAAAGCTGTTAAGAGCTTTTTCCAGGTTTACCTGAAAGACCCTGACTCGGCCAGATACAGTTTCGGCTCTGTGTATAGGGGCTATGTGGTTGGTAGCGTGTTTGAGGGTAGAAAGGTCGAGGGCGGCTATCTGCTTGAGGTTGCGGTAAACGCCAGAAATAGTTTTGGCGGTTACGTAGGCGCCAGAAATTACAGATTTTTGCTTAGGAACGACCGCTTAGTTGGTGGCTGGGATATGGGGACCAGCAACATCCCTGTGAAGATTCTGTAGTCACGAATTTCAGTAAAGTCGAATTAATTGCGTGCCGCCTACGGGCGGCTTTTTCATGCCCGGAGAAACCCCATGGCAGCCATTCAATACTCGCCTATGACCACGATCAAGCTGTCGGGATCGCTGGCCCGAAAGTTCGGCCGCGTCCATCGCAGGCAGATCGACTCAGGTCAGACCTGGGAGGTATTCAAGGCCCTCAAGGCAACTCTGGAAGGGTTTGCTGAAGAGATTCGCCGACTTGATCGGCTGGGCATGCGTTTCGCGATATTCCGCAACGGCCAGAACGTCGGAGAGGAAGGCTTCGGGCTTGGAGGTTCGCGCGAGGTCAGGGTGGTGCCGGTGTTGCAGGGTAGCAAGCGGGGAGGCCTGATACAGACTGTCCTTGGCGTTGTCCTGATTGCAGCAAGCTTCTTCGGAGCCCCCACGGCGCCCGCTGGTATTGCTTTGCTGGCTGGCGGCGTGATCCAAATGCTCAGCCCGCAAGCCGCAGGTGTCAAGCAGAGCGCAGCGCCAGAGAACCAGCCGTCGTACGCATTCGGCAGCGCCAAGAACACCACTGCCAGCGGCAACCCAGTGCCGATCTGCATCGGTGAGCGGCGCTGGGGTGGGGCGATCATCTCTGCATCAATCTACGCCGAAGACAAGACGTAATCACCACGAATCCAACAGGCCGCCCGAGAGGCGGTTTTTTTATGCCTGGAGAAAAGCATGGGCGCAGCACGCAAGATCGACATCCACGGCGAGAAAGGCGGCAGCGCCAGCCCAAAAGCGCCCACCGAAGCATCAGACAGCCTGCGCTCGACCAACCTGGCAAAGCTGCTGATCGCGGTTGGTGAGGGTGAATTCGAAGGCACCCCGACTGCTGCGGACATCTATCTCGACAACACGCCAATCAATGATGCGAGCGGCAACGTCAATTTCGAGAACGTGAAGTGGGAGTGGCGTACCGGGTCTGTGGACCAGTCATACATCCCGGGCATTCCATCAGTAGACAACGAGACAACCGTCAACGTTGAACTACGCAACGACTCGCCCTGGGTGCGCTCCATCACGAACACCCAGCTTTCAGCTGTGCGCGTGCGCCTGGCATGGCCCGTACTTCAGCAACAGGACGACGAGGGCAACGTCGGCGGCTATCGCATTGAGTACGCCATTGACGTGTCCACCGACGGGGGCAGCTATCAGCAGGTGCTGAGCGAAGCCGTGGACGGCAAGACTACCACCCGGTACGAGCGATCGCGCCGCATCGACTTGCCGGCCGCCACGTCCGGTTGGCAGATACGCGTACGCCGTCTGACACCAAACCAGAACACCAACAAGATTTCCGACGCGATGTTCATTGCCGGGCTGACAGAGGTCATCGACGCAAAGCTGCGCTATCCGAACACAGCGCTCCTTTACATCGAGTTCGACGCCGAGCAGTTCACAAACATCCCAGCCGTGACTGTGAAGTGCAAGGCCCGCAGATGGCAGGTGCCGAGCAACTACGACCCGGTCGCCCATACCTACTCAGGCGTATGGGACGGCACCATGAAGCTGGCGTGGACCAACAACCCGGCCTGGATCACTTTCGGCATCTGCACTGAGGATAGATTCGGCCTGGGTAAGCGCATCAAGCCGTGGATGGTTGACAAATGGGAGCTCTACCGGATTTCCCAGTACTGCGATCAGGCGGTACCGAACGGTGTCGGCGGCATGGAGCCGCGGTTCCTGTGCGACATAAATCTGCAAGGCAAGGCCGAAGCATGGTCCCTGCTGCGCGATATTGCCGGGATTTACCGGGGCATGACGTATTGGGCTCAAGGCCAACTGGTGATGCAGGCCGATATGCCGCGCGCTCAAGACTTCGACTACGTTTTCACGCGCGCAAACGTGATTGACGGGAAGTTCAGCTACGGCAGCGCCTCGGCAAAGACCCGGTACACTCGCGCAATCGTCAGCTACGACAATCCAGACAACAACTACGACACCGACGTCATACCTTATGCCGATCTGGATTTACAGCGTAGATACGGTGACAAGCCAACTGAGCTGACGGCCATTGGTTGCACTCGGGCATCTGAGGCACAGCGGCGCGGTAAATGGGTTGTGCTAAGCAACAGCCAGGATAGAACGGTCAGCTTCACGACCGGCCTTGAAGGCGCTATCCCGATGCCGGGCTACATCATCCCTATTGCGGACTCGCTTCTGGCTGGTCGCGAGATCGGTGGCCGTATAACTTCGGCTGCCGGCCGCGTTGTGACTCTAGATCGGGACACACTGGCGAAGTCTGGCGACCGACTGATCATCAACTTGCCCAGCGGTAAGGCAGAGGGGCGCACCGTCCAATCAGTAATGGGCAGAGCAGTCACTGTTACGACCTCTTACAGTGAGGAGCCAGCCCCCCAGCTGCAGTGGGCGCTCGATGCGGACGACCTGTCTATCCCGCTGTACCGGGTGTTGAGCACCAAGCGCAGCGCTGAAGGTCAGTACGCGATCACGGCGCTCCAGTACAACCCGAGCAAGTTCGCCTTCATTGATACCGGAGCTCGCCTGGAAGAGCGACCAATCAGTGTAATCCCGATCACCGTTGTCCCGTCGCCTGCCAGCGTTTCGCTGACGTCGACGACGGCTATCGCCCAGGGGCTGGCAGTTACAACAATGACCATCAGCTGGCCCGCCGTGGCCGGCGCGGTTGCCTATGACGTCGAATGGAGAAGGGACAGCGGCAACTGGATCAAGGTGCAGCGTACCGGCTCCACCAGCGTTGACATCACTGGCATCTATGCCGGCGCCTATCTCGCCCGCGTGCGTGCCGTCAGCGCGTATGACATTTCGTCGAGCTGGCGGAATTCGATGCTGACCCAGCTCAAGGGTAAAGAGGGCCTGCCGCCTGCCGTAACCTCACTGACAGCCACCTCGCTGATATTTGGGATCGCGCTCAAGTGGACTTTCCCACTTGGTGCGGAGGACACACAGCGCACGGAAATCTGGTACGGGCCGACGACCGACCTGGCCAAGGCCACGAAGCTCAGCGACCTGGCCTACCCGCAGTCGGAACACGTCATGCAGGGGCTGCTGGCGGGTGTGACGTTCTTTTTCTGGGCGCGGCTGGTGGATCGTACCGGCAATGTGGGTCCGTGGTATCCGACCGGCGTGGGTGTCATGGGGCAGACCAGCAGTAATGCTGGAGCGATCCTTGAAATGATTGCCGACCAGATTTCGGAGACGGAGCTGGCCAAGCAGCTGCTGGACCGGATCGACCTCATCGATGGCGACGGAGCTGGCTCAGTCAATGAGCGCCTGGAAGAGCTGAAGGCCAACATCGGAGAAATCACCGACGCGCTGGTCTACGTGCCCACCGATGCCTACGTGCGGGACAACACCGTGCGCGTGGGCGACAACCTCTGGACGGCCATTGCTGCGGTTCCTGCGGCTGCCGATGGCTCCAACGGTCCGCCGAACCCGGCGTACTGGGTGAACAGTGGTCAGTCGATCCGCACGGCCAACGCTCTGGCAGCCCAGGTAACGAAGAACACCGCAGACATCACCACGGTGGACGGCAAGACCAGCGTTACCGCCAGCCAGCTACAGGCGGTGCAGGCTCAGTACCGGGCTGACAGCGGAGAAGGCGATCTGCTGGACGCTATCAAGGGATGGGACAGCACTGCCAGTGTGGCACAGGAAGTGAAGGTCAGGACGGAGCAGGACTTTGCACTGGCGCAGCGCACGACGGTGCTGGATGCCCGAGTGGGCGGCGCTGAGTCGAAAATCAGCATCGTTGAAACTGCTCAAGCCACGGACAGGGAGGCTACCACCCAGCAGATCACTAACCTGACGGCGACGGTTACCACAAACCAGTCAACGGTTCAGGCTGCCATTCAGTCCGAGGCTACCGCCAGAGCGAGTGCCGACGGTGCGCTGTCCACAAAGCTGGACCAAGTGCAGGCTACGGCCAACGGCGCGAGCGCAGCCGTTCAGACGGTCAGCTCGGCCCAGGCGACCACGGACGGCAAGCTCACAGCGATGTACACCGTCAAATTGCAAGTCAACTCCAACGGCCAGTACGTCATGGCGGGGATAGGCGCAGGGATTGAGAACGTTGGCGGGGTGCTGCAGAGCCAGATCCTCATGACTGCCGACCGGTTCGCGCTGGTAAACACGCTGGCGGGCGGCGCGATATCGACTCCGTTCGTTGCCCAGAACGGGCAGCTGTTCCTCGGTCCGACCTTCATCATGGACGGCACGATCACCAACGCGAAAATCGGCAGCTTCATCAGCTCTACCGACTACGTGGCCGGGCAGCGTGGATGGATCTTGCGCAAGGATGGGACGCTAGAGATCAACGGATCAGGCGCTGCTGGCGGCAGGCTGGTGGTCACCAACCGATCGATACGCGTGTACGACGTCAACAACAACAAGCGCGTGCAGCTTGGAGATCTAAGCGAATGAGCTACGGAATGAGGGTATGGGGCGCAGATGCTGCGCTTCAGCTGGACGAGAATTCGTTCACGATCCGGGTGGTGTTGTCGACGCTCGTTACCTTCTCCGGCACCACAAAGACCAGCCAGGACTTTGCTGTGCCGGGTGTCGGGCCGGGTAACGGTGTTGCAATCGTGATACCGGCAGGCGTTTACGACGGCAATCAGAGGCAGCACGAAACGGAGCTCGTTGACGGTATAGCGAGGGTTTACAACCACACCAGAACTTACGGCTCAAGCACGGTTTCAAACGGCACCATGCGGCTGCTTGTCATGAGGTTTTCATAATGGCGGAAGCATATGGCCTGGAGTTTTCCAATAACAGCAATGTGGTAATTCTCGATTCGCAATATGCGCGTCTGATGGTGATTGCTTCGGGACGCTATCAGCCCACCGAGGAAAGCGGCCTTGGCTCAACCACCTACTTTCCTCGGCCTGTTACATCACAAGAACCGCCCTTGGTGTTTGTTCGGCCCGACACTGTGAATGCGGTTGCAGGGCTTTGCATGATGCGTCTTGTCGGATCGGCCGGTAACTGGACGGGTTTCTATGTGCGGGCGTATGACGTGAACACTGCTCAACCCAACGGCCGCTATTTCGTTGCTCAATTTGCTGCCCAGCCGGTGGCTGACTTTGGGATGCGACTATGGGATGGGTCGACCAATTTGCTTTTCGATTCCGGGACCCCTAGGGAGGCGCTGATTTATTCGATTTTTCGTCCCTGCAACGCTCTGGAGGCCTTGATTTATCTGGGGGCAACAGCTGGGTTTTAGAATAAATCAGCGTCTCCCTAGCGCAAACTTTACTCGCGCGTTTCAAAATTGGACCTACGAGAGATTTGATTATTCATCGCAAAATCTGGTTCGTTGTTACTACTCAGTGCCATTTAACTTTCCCGAAAATGAATATCTGCTTATCAATTCGTTCGGTATGGGTTTGAACTCGGGTAGCGCCATATCGCGGGCACTGTATTGCTGGTGGGACTTTCCGAACGCCAAACTTTACGCAATCACTATTGCCGCCGCTAACCCAACAGCATTTTTCCTACCGGCAGTCTTCGCAAAGATGAATGTCTGAAATCCATTTAGTGAGTAACAAATATGCCTTGGCTTAGAAACGGTACTGTGTCGGTGACAAACGGATCAACAGCTGTAACTGGCGTGAACGTAGCGTTTGACGCTAACTCGCGAGTGGGTGATGCATTCATAGGTCCGGACGGACTTAATTACGAGATCGCCAACGTGGCCAGCCCCACGGTTATCTCGATTCTGCCACCCTATAAGGGCGCGACAGTCAGCGGTGCCGCATACGCAATCATGCCTGTGCAAGGCTACGATAAAATGCTGCGCGACGCTTTCAACCAGCTGCGAGTACAGTTCGGCGACAAGATGGCCGCACTCGGCACCACTGGCAACTACGACACGCTTCCTGTAGACAAGGGCGGCACTGGCGGAGCTAACCCAAAGGATGCCCGTACCGGACTCGGCTTGGGCTCGGTGGCCGTTGAGAACACAGTCCCGGTCGCGAAGGGTGGCACGGGTCGCACGGACGGAAAGGCGCTGTTATCTGAGGTGGGAGTTCAGCAGGCCGCTGCTCTTTATGGATCTCAGGGGCTGTACGTGGGGTGGAACTCATCTGGCTTGGGAGAAGGTCACTTCATCGTGAACCGCGGCGGTGGCGCTGGTGGATTCACGTGGCGCTCGGTCAACGGGACCAATACTGCGACCGGGCCCAGCATGAGCTACAGCTACGACGGGTTGTTGTCGGTCCCATCAATCACTGTGACGGCTGCGCCTATCGCAATTGCTTCCGGCGGCACTGGCGGTAACACTCAGGGCACAGCGCGGAATGCGCTAGGTGTCGGCCCAGACTCTGCTCCCACGTTTGCGGGCTTGGAACTCAGCAACACCAGTCCCTACATCGACTTCCACTACAACAAAACCGCAGCAGACTATGACGTCAGGATCATCAACCAAAACCCCGGAATTCTTACAGTCGCGGGTGCGCTTGAAATTACTGGACGGGTATCTTCAGCTGGTACTTGGTGCAGAGCAGGCCTGAGCGCAGGCCGTGGGGGCACGGTTTACAACTACAACTGGACCGGTTCCAACGTTGACGTCTGGATCGACAACACCTACGTCGGGACCATGACGCTGTTCGGTTCTGACTATCGGTTCAAAAAGTACATCAGCGACGCGAAAGTGTCGTCGTACCTTGATCGGATCGACGCTTACAGAATCGTCACCTACCAGCGCAAGGTGTTCGGCGCAGTTTTTAGTGGCGACGGCACCACCTATCAAGGTTTGATTGCGCATGAGGCGCAGGCGGTTAACCCCTTGGCCGTGACTGGCGAGAAGGACGGCGTCGACGAACAAGGCAACGCACGTATCCAGCAGCTCGACCCGATGGCCTTGATCACCGACCTGATGGGGGCCGTGAAAGAGCTTCACGCCGAAGTGATGGCGCTGAAGGCCGCTGCACAGCCAACGGCCGAACCTGCCGCCGCGTAACACCTGCACAGCAACACCCGCACCCCGCCATCGAGCGGGTATTTTTTTGCCTGGAGAAACACCGATGCCGATCACCGCGCAGCAACTACTGCAGACACTCCCGAACGCCGGCCAGAAAGCCGGCGTTTTTGCACCCGTCCTCAACACGGCGATGAGCAAGTACCAGATCGTGACGCCGTTGCGCATCGCAGCTTTCATCGCCCAGGTCGGTCATGAGTCCGGCCAACTGCGTTACGTGCGCGAACTGGGCGGCAGCGCGTACCTGTCGAAGTACGACACCGGCAAGCTGGCTGAACGCCTGGGCAACACGCCAGAGGCGGACGGCGATGGCCAGCTCTACCGTGGGCGGGGCCTGATTCAGGTGACCGGAAGGGCGAACTACGAGGCTTGCGGCGAAGCGCTGGGGCTGGACCTGATCAGCCATCCCGAACTGCTCGAGCTGCCGCAGTACGCCGCAATGTCGGCGGCTTGGTTCTGGCACCGGGCCGCGCTCAACACGCTGGCCGACAAGGGCGACTTCCTGACCATCACCAAACGCATCAACGGCGGCACCAATGGACTGGCTGACCGTCAGGCGCTGTACGCCCGAGCGCTTGAGGTGCTGGCGTGAAGGCCTTGCCGTGGAGGGCGGTGGGTTTGCTGCTGATTCTGCTTGCGCTGGCAGGTGCGTTGTACGGGGCATACCGGCACGGCGTGACCGTTACCGATCTGGCCTGGCAGGCGAAGTGGGCAAAGCAGGTCAGTGCCCAATCCGAAGCGGTGGCCACCACGACCACCGACTACCGAACCGAAGAACAACGCCGCCAGAAAGCGGCCAACCAGGTGGCAAACGATGCAAGACAAAACCAGACCGCTGCGCTTACTGATGGCTCTGTCGATGATGCTTCTGGTGAGCTCATGCGCATCGAAGCCGGAAAAATGGCAGCAACGGCAAGTTGCGTGCCCAGCGATACCGGAGCTGCCGAACGAGGCAAGGCAGCCACCCGCGCCGCTATGGTGCTCTCCGACCTGCTCGGCAGGGCTGACGCGCGAGCGAGAGAGCTGGCTAAGGCTTATGACCAGTCCCAAATAGCAGGGCAGGCGTGTAACCGCCTTGTTGATGCGCTCCCAAGACCCCTGATTACCTCCGAGTAACGGAACAATAAAATGGCAAATACCCAGCTGATTCAAAGAGACATGGGGCGGACGATGCTGATCGTCAAAGCAAACGGCGGCACGGTGACGGTCGAGAAAAAGGCCGGCGATAACTGGGTTGTGACCGATACGCTTGCCAAGGACGGCGGATATCTTCTGGAGCTGGGTAGCTCCTATACCCGGATCACCCCGACTGCCGGCGCTTATTTCGAGGTGACGCGATGAGCCTTCTGGTTAATCCGGCTCCACGCCGTCAGCCAATCCGCCGTGGCCTGGGCCTGCTCGGTGACAGCTTCTCCGGCAACTGCCACACCGTAGGCCCGACCGTTTACGGAACCGAGGCCTACGGCTATGCGGCGATGATTGCGGCGCGCACCGGCCTGTTCCCCAGCTACCTCGACAACCAGGGAAAGGTCGGTGACCACACCGGCCAGTTCCTTGCCAAGCTGCCGGCCTGCATCGCGTCGTCCACCGCCGATCTGTGGATGCTGCTGTCCCGCACCAACGACAGCACAACGTCGGGCATGACGCTGGCGGACTCCAAAGCCAACGTGATGAAGATCGTCACCGCGTTCCTGAACACTCCGGGCAAGTACCTGATCGTGGGCACCGGAACTCCGCGCTTCGGCAGCAAGGCGCTGACCGGGCAGGCGCTGGCTGATGCGATCGCCTACAAAGACTGGGTGTTGAGCTACGTCAGCCAGTTTGTACCAGTGGTGAACATCTGGGACGGCTTCACCGAAGATATGACCGTGGAGGGTCTGCACCCGAACATCTTGGGCGCGGACTTCCTCAGCTCACGTATCGTGCCGATCATCAATGCCAACTTCGAATTCCCCGGCATCCCGCTGCCGACGGACGCCGGCGACATTTATTCGACTATCAGGCCCTATGGCTGCCTCAATGCCAACCCGTTGCTGACGGGCACTGGCGGCACGCTTCCGGCTGGCGTGAGCGCTGTGGCTGGGTCTGTGCTGGCGGACGGCTACAAGGCAGTTGGCTCTGGCCTGACCGGTATCACCACGCGGTGGTACAAGGAGCCTGCCGCCTACGGCGAGGCGCAGTGCATCGAACTGGGCGGAACCCTGGCGGCGGCGGGTGGCTATGTGTATGTGCAGCCGATCGCCAACGTCACAATGGGCAATCTGGCAGCCGGCGACGTCATCGAGATGGTATCGGCCGTGGAGATTGCTGGTTCATCGCGCGGAATTCTGGGCTGGGAGGCTGAGCTGACATTCACCAAGCCCGTCAGCGGCACGTCCACAACAATCTACTTTCGGTCGATGGACAAGTACCAGGAACCGTTCACGCTACCCGCCAGCTTCATCGGGCAACTTGAGACGCAGCGCGGTACTGTTGATCTGACCGAGACGGTGATCACCTCGCGCATGGGTCTGTACCTGGCCGTCGGCGTGGCGCAGAACACCACGGTGAAGGTCGCGCAGTTCGGCATCCGCAAGGTTTAGGCTGCCGCCACCTGTCGAAAATCTACTCATACAGTATTGCCCGGCAAACCCCATATCGATTCTACTGGCTGCATATACAGTAATTCGGTAGCGTAAAATGCACTATCTCATCCTCAGGCGGCGTCATCTTGGCATCGCCATCGACCGCAAGGAGCTTCACCGGATTGAGCCGGTCCGTGGTGATATCCAGATTGCCGAGTACAAGATCGAGGCGCTGGGCCGCATCGCTATCAGCGCCTTCCTGTACAAGTCATCACCTCATCTGCCGGACGTGATACCGCCACTCATCGATGTCACGATCACCAGCATGGCAACCAACGGAAAGAACCTGACCGGTATTGAGCAGGTCGGTGATGCCTTCTATTGGCAGTCGTGGTGGTGCCGGGAGGTGGTGCTTGGACAAGACTGACCCGCTGGCCGAGTGGAATCGGTGCATTGATGACCGCGGGTCGTTCCTGGCTGAGCATGACCAGCACCGGCAACGACTGATCGACCTGGCTAAAGCTGCACTGGACGGCGGCCAGGTGTGCAGCGAAGAGTTCGGCGAAATGCTCGAGCTGCTCGACTGCGCCAAGATTTGGGTTGAGATAGAACTGGCTGAAGCTGAGGGGTTTGGTTTGTTCGTCGGCAGGACGCCGGGGAAGGGTGCGTGA